TTGATGGTAATGTTTGTATTGATGGTGATGTAAATATTACAGGTGATACATTTATGTCAGGAGATTTTTGTATGAATAATATGAATTCTGGTGGATTACCAACAGGTACTAATTGTTTTGACACTACTTTAATCCCAATAGGTACAACTGTAACCCACCAATTTCAAAGTGAAAGTGGGGTTTTAGCACATATAGGTGATTTAGCAACTGGAGAACCGAATTCTAGGGGTTATACATATTATGAAAATAATATTACTAATACATCATTTGTTACTGTAGGTCAAGGTGTTTTTACACCAGTAATTGGTGCACCTACAACATTCGCCCCATATAATAATTTATTTACTGTAACTACTGGTGCCACTACCGCAACAATACATAAATTAACTTATAATTATCCTCCAGCATCAGGTACTTCAAGTGCAACTTATTTAAAATTCACAGTTTCCCTTACAGTTCAAAATGGACAAAACCAACAACTTACATTTCAAGTAAGAAGAAAACGTGGCGTTACTTTTACTTTCTTACCTATAGGTATGTCTATAACACCACAAGCAAATAATATACAAGGGATAACATTTAATGGAATATCAGATGCGTGGATTAATGACGAATTTCAAGTGGTCGTTAAAAATGATACTGGTAGTGGACCTTCCAACTCAATAAGAATTGTGGATTTATCATTCTCAATGTTTACTTAAAAAAATAAAAAAAATGAAATTACAGGCATATATTTTAAATGGTACTCCTTTATCTAATTACAGTAGTTGGTCAAGTAGTGATATTATCGGACCACCTTTTATAGTTAGTGATGATTTAAAAGAAAACTATACAGATGTAAGTTCTATATTAAACTGGTTTAATTATGGAGATAAATTAAAAGACTTTAATTATGTTAGAGATAGAATAAAATATTTTGTAGATTTAATTGGATTTAACAATCTATCTTTAGAAGAAAAAATTATTTCGGCACAATATTTTTTAGTTAGTAAAAGTGATAGAGATACAGTTTTAAGTGAAGATGAACAAAAAATATATTGGAATGTGTTAGTAGAAAATTCCCAAAAATCTAGATTCACTAGATGGGAACATGCAAAAACTTATATTTCTTATAAATTATCACCTTTAAATTCTTCTGATTTAGCAATATCTACATCTCAATTATGTACTGACTATATTAATTTTAATATTATAACAAAAACAAAAGATGGGATATCAGGACTTTTTGACTATCTAAAAGGTGAAGGTGATTATGTGACTAACGGTTACCCTTCAAAAAGTTATTGGACTCAACAAGATCAAGATTCATTAATGGATATTTTAGAAAATGGTAATTATTAATTTACCTCATCACCATATATATCTGTTTTAGTCTTACATTTTTCTTTTATTAATTTCTCAACAAATGCGAACATTTTAAGTCCGTTTTTCTCACAATAATCTTTTAATATTTTATGTGTCTGAGGAGTTATTTTTAAATTATTTTCCCTTTTCATAACATTTTTTATTATAAGTATGTCAAAAGTATGATAAAACTCATACTAAATTTGTGTTATATAACACAAAAAATATTTTTTCAAAAAAACCAGTATATTTATATTAAAAGAAAATAATAAATAATAACTAAAAAAATAAATTAAATGGCATCAACAGACAGAATTTTTGTGAGTCCTGGAGTGTTCACTTCAGAAAAAGACTTAACATTCGTAACTAGACAAGTTGGGGTTACTACGTTGGGATTATTGGGTGAGACACCTAAAGGACCAGCTTTCGAACCAGTTTTCATTTCTAATTACGATGAATTTATTAGTTACTTTGGTGGATTAAATCCCGAAAAATTTAAAGCCAATGGTTTCAATAAATATGAACTTAATTACATAGCAAAATCTTATTTAACACAAACAAATCAACTTTATGTGAGTAGAGTATTAGGTTTGTCAGGTTATAAAGCAGGTAATGCGTGGTGTATCACTTTGGATTCTTCAGAAGATCCTTCCACAACGGGTATTACAAATACAACATCATATCCAGTATTGTTAACTTATTCAGCTAGTAGCGTTAACGGAATTCCTACTTCATTAACATTTAATGACGCAAATTTAAACGCACTTTATAATGATGGACAAATTAATACTTTATTTAATAATATAGGTATTTTAAATACTGGAGGTACTATATCAATTACTTCACCTCTTTATGTAAAAACTGGATGTAACTTTAGTGGAGCAACTTTTGATATGACTGTTGTATCTAAAGGTAGTGGTGCAACTACTGGATTTGTAACTGGTACAACTAGTGGTACTGTCGTTAGTTATACCGCAAATTGTTACACAGATGTTGACGGTAGTGTTATAGCAACATTAAGATCTAGAGGTTCTTACGATGGATTAGAGAATTTAACATACGATGTTACTGGTGTTACAGACACTTTAATGACTAATACTTCTAATTTACCATTAAATTCATTAGCTTCTTTTAATATTTCAGGTGTAACATATAATGGAGTTAATTTTAACTATGAAGTTTCTATGGATAGGACTAAAAAGAATTTCTTACCTAGAGTATTTGGTCAGTCTACACAAGATAAAGAAACTGAACTTTGGGTAGAAGAAATTTATACTAACGTATTAGAAGATTTAATTTCAGCTAAAAAAGTAAGAGGGTTAGATACTTCATTTGTTAATATAGGTTCAACAACAACAAATAATTTAAATAACTATTTAGAAGGTTGGAAAACTGCGGTATCTCCTTGGGTTCTTTCAGAATTAAAAGGTACGGGTGTGGGTAATACATTACAGAGATTATTTAGATTAGTAACAATATCTGATGGTAATGCGGCTAATCAAGACGTAAAATTTTCAATTTTAAACATCCAACCAGATAATAAAACTTTTGATTTAATCATTAGAAAATTTAATGATACTGATGCAAATCCTAATATTGTAGAGAAATTCTCTTCACTTTCTATGGATAGTAATTCAGTTGGATTTATAGCTAGAAAAATAGGTACTACAAACGGAGAATTCCCACTTAGAAGTAAATATGTTATGGTTGAATTGTGGGATGATACGGATCCAGATTTAGGTAACCATTTCCCTGCTGGTTTTGAGGGGGTTCTTAATAGAACATATATTGGTTCTAATAGAACTGCTCTACCACCAAAAATTGAATATAAAACTAAATATACCGATTTTAATACATCTAAATTGAGAAAAACTTATTTAGGTTTAAATAGTGAGATTGGTGTGGATCAAGATTTCTTTAATTATATGGGGGTAAATGCAGTTAATAATGGTGAATACACAGGAAAAACTGCAGGTTTCCACTTAGATAAAAATGCACAAGGTGCTATGATAGAATTAGGTAGTAATAGTTATGTTCCTACATTACAAGTTGGTGTTTCAGCATTTACTACTGACGCAGGATTAATAAATGGTCCATATGAAAAATTATCAGCTCGTAAATTCACTTTTGCACCTTACGGTGGATGGGATGGATGGGACGAATATAGGACTAAAAGAACTAATGGTGATAGTTATACTAAAAATGGAACTAAAGGTTCTTTAGGTACTTCTAAAGGTTTATTTAATACATTTGTAACAACTGAAGGTGATGATGGTATCACTTCTGACTATTACGCATACTTAAATGGTATATATACATTTAATAATCCTGAGGCGGTTAATATAAATGTATTTGCAACACCAGGTATAGATTTAAGGGATAACATAAGTTTAATTGAAAATGCGGTTGACGTTATTGAAACGGATAGAGCGGATTCACTTTATATTGTAACAACTCCTGACGTTGATGCGGATGGTGTAGTATTAACTCCTGGTGAGGCAGTAGATATTGTTGAGGATTCTGGAATTGATTCTAACTATTCTGCCACATATTGGCCTTGGTTACAAATGAATGATACTGAAAACAATAGATACGTTTGGTTACCTCCTACAGTTGAGGTTGTTAGAAACATCGCTTTAACAGATAATGTTGCTTTCCCTTGGTTCGCAGCAGCAGGTTTAAACAGAGGTACAACAACAGCAATAAAAGCTAGAGTTAAACTTAAATTAGATGATAGAGATGATTTATATGAGGGAAGAATTAACCCTATGGCAACTTTCTCTGATGTAGGTGTAGTTATTTTTGGTAATAAAACATTACAAGTTAAAGAAACCGCACTTAATAGAATTAATGTTAGAAGATTGTTGTTACAAGCTAGAAAACTTATTTCAGCAGTATCAATCAGACTATTATTTGAACAAAATGATGACGTTGTAAGAAATCAGTTCTTAAGCTTAGTTAACCCAATATTAGATAATATTAGAAAAGAAAGAGGTTTAACAGACTTTAGAGTAACATTAGATGATACTCCAGAATCTATCGATAGAAATGAATTAAATGGTAGAATCTTTATTAAACCTACAAGGTCGTTAGAATTTATTTCAATAGAATTTAACATTACTAACACAGGAGCAAGTTTTGACGATATTTAATAATATAATAATAATAATTAAAAATAAAAAAAGATGAAAATTAGAAAAAACGGGAAAACTATTACTTTGTCTGAGACTGATATGAAAAGAATAGTAAAAAAATTATTAAAGGAAAATGAAGATCCTAAAAATGATTTAGTTGTATGTTGTAGTGAAGCAGGTATTAAACCACCAGCATCTTGTTTAAGTGGTGACGCTGAAGAGTGTCTTAAAGAAGTTGGTAAAATGGTTATTAATGATCCATTTGGTGTAGGAACTAAAGCAATTGCAGCATTAAATTGTCTTAAAGATAAATCAAATTCACCAATTAAAAGTTAAATATTATGAAAAAAAGAGTAGTTAGATTAACAGAATCAGATTTAAGAAGAATCGTAAGACGAGTTATTAAAGAAGATATGGGTGGTATGGACGATAGAGGGGAGTATGACCCTAGATTTTATGCACCATCTCCTGATTATGAAGAAGGCGAAGAGTGGGGTGAAAAGGAATATGACCCTAGATTTGATGCACCATCCCCTGATTATGAAGAAGACGATGACGATTATAGTGGATTGAAAGATGTTCATCGTAAATGGTATGATCAAAATATGGGAAAACATAGGGAAGACTCAGAATTTGGAGGGGAGAGACAAAGAAGGTTAAGAAATAGAATGCCTGAAAGTTATAAAAAATTCAGAAGAAGATAATATCTTTTTTTTAGACAAAAAATAATCCCGTCATTGGCGGGATTTTTTATTTTATGTTAAATATTTATTTATATGAAATTGTCACTTTCACAAACGGAAAAAAACAAATTAAAATATTTTTTAAACAAAAAAACAATTTTATCTGAACAAAAATGGTTAGATGATGTAATTGCCGCAGCTAAAAATGTTAATACCTCATTAATAAAAAATACTGACGTTTTACCATCATTTAATTTTACAAAAAACTTAGATGAACTTAGTACCAAATTTAAAATTATAAATGATAATTTAAATTTAAAAAAATTGTTTAAACTTGACGAAATCAATAATAGTAAAAAAATATGGAAAGATACAATTAGTGATTATACAAAATATATTTTTAGTAATTCCGATTTAAATGTTGATACTTTAACTAAATACGTAACTAATGAAATTACCGATTTACCTAATGATGTATTAAAAAAATTAACTGATAATCAAATATCTATAATATCAGTTTTAAAGGCACAAGATGAAGTTTTTAATTTAGAAATAGATAATACTATAATACAATATAAAAAGTTATTAGATGAAAAAGTTAAAAAATTTAAAGAAATACATGGGGAAGAAAAATATAAAGAAATATTTGATAATTTAAAAAATAAAAAAATAACATCTGAAGAATTTTTTATAGAGTTGGATAAGTTAACTCCAGAAAAAAAATCAGTAGAACAAGTTGCTGGAGTAAAATTATCTGATATCCCTAAAGATGAATATGATATTATAGATGCTTCATTAAAAAAATATGGTTTAGATAAGGATTGGGGTTTTGATTCCAATACTGGTGAACCTGTTTACGTTACATTAAATATTAATGGTGAAAATGTAAAATTTACACTAAATAAACAAGGTCCTGAACAGTTTAATAATACAAAAATTAATGATGATGGATTAGAGAATCTATTTAGAGATGAATACGAAAAAACTTTCCCTATCGCCAATCATATGTATCCACCAAATGTAAGTGGTAATAGACCATATATTTTAGATTGGATTAAATCTGAAAAAATTTTAAAGGATCCTGATTTAAGAAAAAAATATGTTTATAGATATGATGTACCTTTGGGTGTTAGGATGTATGCTGATGATGTACAAGGTAATTGGGGTCAGTGGGTAATAATTAATCCTGACGCAATAAGTAATTACAGAAAACCAAAAAATTTAGAAGAATTAAAAGACAGTATTTTTCATGTGATTTATCATGAATTAACACACGTTGTTCAAAAAGTAAGTAATCAAAGTTATGCGACATATAAAAGTGGAGGGTTCCAAAGTGGGAAAGAAGCTTGGGGTTATTTAACAGGTAAAAGAACTAAATATTATTATAAAAATGAAGTAATACCAGGTGAAAAACCATCAGTTCATTTTTGGGATTGGTGGCATTCGGATGAAAATAATGTTGAGACATTAATACGAAAATTTGGTGTGGAAAAAAATATAGATACCAGTAAAGATTATTCTTGGAGGGATGATTTTGAGGAATGGGCATTACAAAATAATGAAGTACCAGAAAAATTTATAATTCAACCAAAAGGACAAACTGTTAGTAATGCTAATATAATTAATATGTATGGTGACGATGTTAAAACTAGAGTATTAAGGTGGTTTATAAAAGATTGGGAAAATGTTAATGATAATTATAAAAATATAAAAACAAAAACTGAAGGATTAAGTGATGAAAAACTTTTACAATTTATTAATAATAATATAGATATTGAGGAAGTAGATAATATTGTCAAAAAAGTTGCGGAAGAATTATCTTATTGGAGTCATGTTAAAGAAATTGAAGCAGAATTTGCTGCCAACATTAAAAGTTTGATGGAATTAGGCACATTAGAAAAAAATAAAGGATTTGCAACTTTTTTAGTGGATTATCTTAGAGGTACTAATAAATCTGAAAAGTTAGCAGGAATTAATGTAGAAAAGGCAAGGTATGAAAATAATTTAGACTTGAGTAAAATAAATCCTAATACTAAGAATCTTGATGATAATAGTAATATTTTAAAAAATTTCTTTAAAAAATTTATAGATTTATTTTTAAAAAAGAATGTAAATGATGAGGTAAAATTACAAAAAGAATTAAATAGTGTAGATGGTTGGGTTAATAATATACCTAAAGATTTTTTTACTGTATTATCTAAATTAGAACAGAATTGGAAAAATGTATATCCAGAACAAGCGAAGAAACTTGAAAAAGATTTATATAGACAAGCATATGAATTAATTTCTAAAGGTTATCCAGCACTTTTACCATTTATAATGTCAGGATTAGATGATGTAGAAGAAGAAAATAAAGAGGAAGTTAAAAATGAATCGATTATTTATAAAAAACATTACTTAGTAGAATCATTTAGAAAGGCTTACTCATTTGATTGGGACGATAATATCCTTAAAATGTCTACAAGAATACATTTAGAATATAGTGTAAATGGTTTAATGTGGGTACCAGTTTCAGTATCAACAGAACAATTTAGAAGTGTTAGAGATAAAATAGGTAAAGAATTTAGATATGTGGGTAATAACATTTTAAATTCTTTTAAAGATTTTAGAGATTATAATGCGTTTATAAAGGATGTAGAGCAAGCAGTCAGATATAATCAATTTGGTCCTAGTTATAATGATTTTAAAGAGGCATTAATTAGTGGTAGTGATTTTTCTATTATTACTGCGAGATCTAATTCACCACAAGCGATTAAAGATGGTATTAAAATTTTAATAAATAAAACTTTTACTAATTCAGAAATAAAAGAAATGGAAAATAATCTAAATGGAGTTTCAATAGATGATTATTTAACTCTACAAGATTATCACCCAGTATCATCTGAAGAATTTTTAAATAAGTTTGGTTTAGATGTAAGTAGTACAAAACCAGAAAAAGGTAAGGAAATTGCGTTTAAAGATTTTGTTAATAGGGTAATTAAACAAATAGAAAAAATAAAAGATGATCCTAATTTTGAGGGTATTAGTGTAGGATATAGTGATGATGATGTTAGTAATGTTAAGACAATTGAAGAATTAATAAAAAATGAATTACAAAAATTATATCCACAAATTAATTTTATTGTTTACGATACTTCCGATTCTAAAAACCCAAAAAAGAAAAGAATTGTTATAAAAAAATAAATTTTTTTAAAAACATAATATTTATATATAAATAATACAACTAATAAAAGAAAATTAAAAAAAAATTAAGATGGCTGATTTATTAATGAGAATGCCTGTTCCTTACGAACCGCTAAGAAAGAATAGGTTTATTTTGAGATTTCCAGATGAATTGGGAATTCAAGAATGGTGGGTATCTACAACAAGCCGACCAAAATATACGAGTCAAGAGGTAGAAATACCTTTCCTAAATACATCTACTTATGTAATTGGTAGATTTAACTGGGAATCTATTTCTGTAACATTTAGAGACCCAATAGGACCTTCGGCAACACAAGCTTTGATGGAGTGGGTTCGTTTACACTCTGAATCAGTTACAGGTAGACAAGGATATGCAGCGGGATATAAAAAAGATGTAGAATTAGAAATGTTAGACCCAACAGGAGTTGTTGTTCAAAAATGGATTTTACAAGGTACACAACTTAATGATGTTGACTTTGGTTCATTAGATTATTCATCTTCTGACTTAGCTGATATTACAGCAACACTTCGTTTCGATAGAGCAATCAATGTATTCTAATTAAAAACTTTACAATTTTTAATAATCCCACTCAAAAGGTGGGATTTTTTTATTTTTACTAATATTTATTTGTAAGAATAATTATATAAAATTAAAAAGAAATGAGAAACAATATTTTAAACCTAAAAGAAGAAATTTTAAGAATTAAATCTTTATTTACTGAAGAGAGAATGTTTGGTAATTTAGTTGAGGATGATCCAGGATGTCAATGCGATGATCCAAAAAAGGAAAAGTATGGAAAATATAATCCAACGACTAGTCAATGTGATCCTAAACTATGTGAAAATAAAGATAAAGATGGTAAAAATGTACCCGCACCTTTAGCAGATAAAGCTAAAAATATGAATTTTAAAACTAAAGCAGATGCTCAAGGAGAAAAAGAGGAAATGAAAGCAGATTATCAAGAAAAGAAAACTGATTATAAATTAGATGAAAAGAGTTGTAAAGATCATTTAAAATATATGATAAAAGGTACTAGATCTGGAAAAACAAAAGAAATGTATCAAAAGACGGCAAATAAAAATGGTGGTACCGATATGGATGTTTTTGTATGGTGCATGAAAAATCATTCAGATAAATGGCAAAATAGAAACGATGGTAATTTACCTTGGCAAAAAACAGATGAAATTAGAAGATTATACGATACTTTAAGTTTACCAATGCCTAAATGGTTATCCGCTAGAGCAGACGATGGTGAGACTAGTGACGATCAACAAATAACTAATGATTTTTATGATGAAGAAGGTGCAGAAGGTGGCGGAAGTGGAAGAATTGTAGTAAAAAATGATGCGGGTAGAAAAATAGCAATTATACATCGTAAAGGTACAGAAAATAAATGGACATTTAGAACACCAATAAAATTAAAAAATGCAATACCATTAATAGATAAATCAGATAAAGGAAATATTAAATTTAGGGATACGTATGTAAATGATATATATAAAAGATTAAATATTGATCCTAAAAAACAAAGAATAGTAATTCAAAAAGCAATCGAGACAGATGGATATGATCAAGGTACCTTTGTTTTAAAAAATTTAGAGTAAAATAATTTATTTATAATGAAAAAAAAAATTTTCATAACAGAAAATCAGTATAAAAGAATTTTTTTAAATGAGGCTGATGTGAATCCTGTATGGAATCCCCATATACGTATGTATACACATCCCGCTTATAGTGATTATGTAGATGTACCTAAACAATTTATTTATATAAAAAATTCACAAGGTAAATGGGTTCAAAAATATAGTGCGGTAGATACTTACGGAAAAAAACAAGATGTGAGTATAGATGATCCTGATGTTGCAAAAGAAAGGATGAAAGCTTATAATCAAGAAACATTTAAAAAATATATTAAAAATCAAACTGATGGAGATAAATTTAGAAAATGGGTTAATGATACTGAATTTCCAGAAAGACTTAAAAAAGTAAATTTAGCACTTAAATCTAATGGGTTAACAGGTGGATTTTCTATAAGTGGTCCATATGATAATAACTATATGGAAATCGCTTTCAATAGTATAGGACAATTTTATTTACTTGATTTAGATACAAAAGAAAAAGAAAAAAAAGAAGAATTAAAAATAGTAGGGCAAGACGTAAATAATTTTGTAGAATATAAATACTATTTAGAAGCTTTAAAAACTTGGAATTCTAGTAATAAAGTTTACGGTTGGAAATCAACTAAAAGTGTAAGTTCGGAAAATATAAAAAATTTTTTAGAGGGTAAAATTTCTGTATCAACTTGTATAGATCCAAAATATATTTTAGAAAAAATGGTTTTATTAAGAAATAAAATGATTTCCAATGCTATGGGTCAAAATAAAATGTCTTATGAAGATGCTAACGCATTATTAACAAGAAGAACTTTTGACGATAAATTAAAAAATTATTTTAAGGAAATAGTACTAACACCACCTATGAAATTACCTGAAATAAAACCACCTAGTTTATTTGATGACAATGGAGAACAAAAAATAGATTATACAGGAGGATTAGGTCATTCATATTTTAAAAGAGTGGAGTTAGCAAAAACAATACAATTAAAAAATCAAAAATCATATGAAAAGGCTACAAAAGACTATAACGCAGATAAAGAATTAAAAGCAATATTAGATAAATTAGGTACAGAATTTAAAGAATCATTAATAGATTACAATACTTATGATGTTGTTTTAGAAAAAATAAATCTACATAATATAACTATATCTAACCAAACTGTAGAAAAATTAGAAAATGCTTGTGAAGATCCTGTTTACAATGTAAAATCATTTGAGGCTGGTTACGGGGCTAGTGGTGGAGGGGGATCATCAACAAATGTGGATGAAACTTTTAAATGGAGTGATGCTTGTAAAAATAGTGGTGGAATTTTTATGTATCCACAACAAAATATTAACAAAACAAATGGACTAACACAAATGGGTATTATTGGTGGTAAAGTTAATTGTTGTTGTGTTAATCCTACAGGTAAATCTACTGTTACTGTAGATGGTGCGGAAGGTGATTATTCTGTAGAAATAGATATTAAAGAATGGTGTCAAAAAAGTAGTGGTGATGTTAGAGGTGGATTAGAAAAATTTAGTCAATGGACTATAGATTGTTCTAATGATTGGCATTGTATTGCAGATATTGCTTCTATAGTATCTTTAGTATTTGGACCAGCAGGTTTAATAATAGGTGGGGTAATAGATTTAGTAAGTGCTATTGGATATGTAGTAGAACAAGATGAGGGGTGGAAATTAAACGCTGGTTTAACAATATTAGGCGCATTTGGTGGTTTGGGTGAGGCTATCAGTTTATCTAAAGGAGGAATAAAATTTTCAAGTAAATTAGTTAATCTTTCTAAAGAATTAAAGTTAGTTGAAAACGATCCTATACTTACTAGAAAATTACTTAAAACATTTGCGGAAGGTTTATCTGAGGTAGAAAAAAAACAATTTAAAAATTTTGGTAAAGTGGCATTAAGTCAAGATATTTTATTAAAATTCGGTAAGGGGGGTGAGTTTTTAAATGAAGTAAACAAACTATCAAAATTAGAACAAGGGATTCTTAGTGATATGTTAAAAAAAGAAACTCCTGAAGAAATACAAAAATTATTTAAAAAATCTGGTAAAGATTTACAAAAAACAGTTAATAGTTATTTTAAAGGGATAAAACAAGTAGTAATTCAAGGTTCTTTATTTGCTGGAATGTATGTATATAGTGAAGAAATAGGTTTATTTTTAAAAGATTTAAACGATAAGTATGGTTTAGATCCTTTAGGTATATTTGATGGTAGTGGGAACATTAATGCTGAGGTAGATAAAAATAAAAATATTGATTTTACTAGAATTATTAGTAATAGTGATATAAAAAATCTTTTAAAACCTGATGGATCAAATTCTGAGTTTAAAAGTAAATTTACTCAGGTAAGTGCCAACTATTATGAATTATATCTTCTATCTAGAAAAAAAATGATAGATGATCAAGAAATATTAAATTTATTATCAAAATTAGATAAAACTATAAAAGATCATGTTTATGGTATAGGATTAAATTTAGAAAAATTCAGTCAACCTTTAAATATAGGTGCAGAAGTTTGTAAAAAAATACAAGAAAATTTAAGTAAAGAAGAAATAAAAAAATTATTAAATGAAGCTATTATTTCTGTAAGTAGTTTACCTAAAACTAAAATAGATAACTCTACTAAAGAAATGATTTTAAAAACTAATAACCCTAATTTGAGTGATGATGAAGTATTAGATTTATTAGATTTATTAGGTTCACCAGAGGATGTTAAAAAAGATGAAAATAATACACCTGAAAATCCACCACAAAAAGTTGATGAGAATATGAAAAAATTAAGCGAAGAATTAAAAAGAATGAAATCTCTATTTACAGATGAAAGATTATATGGTAATTTAGTAAATGAAGATTTTGCAACCGATACTAATGGAGACGGTAAAATTGACGAACCAGAAGCAGTTGAATTTTTAAGAGGTAAAGGTTATGTATTGAGAGCTAAAAGTGAAAGTGATGTCTGTTTGAGACCTGGAACACTTCTTAAAAGTTTCCAAACAAATTATAATAGCGAACCAGTTAATTTTGAATTATGGAATTCTAATATTGGTTGTGCATTAACAGTCTTTAGAAAAAATAAAATACCAGGACATTTTTATAAATTAAACTTATTTGAAGGTTCTAGTGGAACAAGATTTGCATTATATTATTATGTTGGTAATGCAAATTGTTGTGATACAACAGTTTTAGGTAGTTATGACTTTAATGCGTTTGTCGACAAATACGATTCAAATACATATACTTTTGGTGTGGATTTAAAATATATAAAAATAGAGGGTTTTTGGAGTACTTCAGGTATAGATTTTAAATGTGAAGATATGGTTATAAAAAATCTTTTAGATAATAAATTTAACCCAGTAAGTTCAAAAATTTCTGGTGGTATATTAACGTCACATACCGATTTAGGTTTTAGAAGTAATGAACCTACACAATTAATGGAATTACAATGGATGAAAGATTCAACAGGTAACTGTATTAAAGTTAAAGATTTTGTAAATCAAGAAATGGGTAAACCATATACAGATGTTTTTGGTATGGATGAAATAATAGAATTATTAAAATAAAAAATGAAAAAAATTAATTTAGATAGTAAAAAATTTAATTTTCTTTTAGAGAGAATGAATAAAAACAATACTCTTTATGAAGTTGAGAGTAAATCTATTTTATTAGAATCGACAATAGATGACATAATAAAAGCGGCTAGAAGAGTTCCTACAGATATTAATTTACCGACACAAGTCATAAGAATATTAGATACTTCTTTAGATGAGTTTGTAACTGATGTAAATAAAATTTTAATTTCTTTAAAAACTGGATTGAATGATTTACCTTCTCTGAAAAATACTTTAAAAGTAGAAGACATGATTTCTTCCACTAAAAAATGGAGATCTCATTTATCTAAAGTTGTTGATCAAATTAATTTAGGACAAACACTAAATGCTTTAGAAGTTAAAAGAGGTATTTTTGATTTTATGTCAGGTAAAATAGAATTTTTACCAGATTCAGTACTTAGAGAATTAAATGCCAATCAAATTAGTATGATTAATAAATATAAATTTTTAACACAAGAATTTAATGATTTTATTATTACGTTAGAAAAATTACAAAAAATAACAAAAAAAGTAGAATCTAATAATAGTTTAGATGATTTAATAGGTGAGTTATTAAGTGAAAGTGGTATAGTTAATTTAGATGATATTAAAAAAGTTTTTAATGATTTAGAAGATTATATGAAGCGTTATCCAGATGATGATATAACTGACATATATGAAGTATTTAAGAAAAAATATAATATTGGTAATAGAAATAGTGATGAAATAATAGAGTCTTTTAAAAGGTCACTTAGAGATAACCCAATTTATAAAACTTTAGATTTAAATTTAAGGAAAAAAATTGTGTCTTGGTTTAGAAAAAAATTATTAAACAGAGTTGATGAAATTAACTTTGAGTTAGGAAAGAAAGTAGATTGGGATAATTCTTTGGTTTATTATAATAAAAGTGAAGATAGTTTTTATGTAATAACTACAAAAAATCAAAAAGAATTAGATGAGGTTTATACCCAAATAAGTGATCAAGGATTTAAACCTAGAAAAACTGATGGTAGTGAAGGTTCTAAAGGTTTCGGACTTGATGATTTATCTGAAAAAGAAAAAGGTGCTGAATATGAAAAAGGTAGAAGAAGAGAAGTATTAAGATTTAGACTTATGGCTTGGGGTATTCCTATTGTTTTGGTGGGTGGTGCTGCAGTAACATATTGTTATTATAGATTTAATACATTAAGAGATAAAGAAAAATTAGACGCATCTACAATAAGAAATAAAGAAGAAGAGAGAGGATTTTTTGGTGTTTTAACATCTTGCATAGCTGGAACATCAAAAGAGGCTTTAGAATTATCGATAAAAGCTGGAGAATCAATTTTTAAAAATGATATTTTACCTGAAATGGCTTTGATAGAAGGAACGGTAAATATATGGTTAGATGAAAAATGTGGTAGATCCGATAGTAGAAGAGAAAACGGAAAACCTGTTAGTAGATGTACTAAATGTTTAGATTGTGAAAAAGATTTAGATAAAGAATCTATAAAAAAACTAAAAGTTAAAGGTGCAAACGGTAAAGATGTTGAGGTGGGTAAAGTTTTTTCTAATATAGAATTATTTTTAAAACCTGAACATTTAATGCCTGAAAATCCACAAAATTATAAAGATTTAATTAAAAAAATAAAAGAAGATGGGGATAATGAAGTAATAAACGCATTTTTAACAAAAGATGGAACTGCAGTTCCTTTAGATGAAATGTTAGTGATTATTTGTAATCAACATAGTAAACAATGTATTGCTGAACAATTTAATATAGTAATGTCAGATATAATAGAAGGTAGTAAAAATCAAGATTGTGATACTTATGACTCTTTTATGGATGAAAAAATTAACATACTTAAAGAATATGATCAAAGAGGTTTATTATCTTGGGGTTCGGAAACTGAAAAAACTGTAGATATTTCAGTTAATAGTAGTGGTGAAAAATTGAGTAGTTTTAAAACTGGTGATGGTAATACACCTTTTAATGGTGTAAATAGTGTAAGTCAGTTTTTAAATAGATTAGAAGAATTTAAAATTAATACTAAAAGATTTGTTTGTGAAAAATCTGATATAGTTGTAGACGAAGAAGAACAAAATTTATTAAACAGTTCAAAACCTATAGATTTAATGAAGGAACTTTGGGAATCTGGTGAAGTAAAATTAGAATGTCCACAATGGAAAAATGATTTAGTTTCTTCTAAAAAGAGTAAAATGAAAATAACTATGGGGTCTGTTTTCAACGATTACTTTTCAAAAGTATTTCCTGATATAGATTGGTATGGTTCTGAATGGGAAGAAGCTTTTAATTATTGGTGGGATAAACAAAGATTCCTTTGTAAAATATCTAACTAAAAATATTTACAAATAACAATTTAATAGTATAATAGTTTTATGGAAAATGTATCACAAAATTTAGATCCTAATTTTATTCCTGAGGAATATAGGACACCTTACGATTTAATAGAATTACCTTCACAAGGTATTTTATATAAAAATAATAAAAAAAGCGTTAAAGTAGAATACTTAACCGCTATGGATGAAAGTATTATTTCATCACCTAATATATCTAGCGGTAATAAATTAATTGATATCTTATTAACAAGAAAGGTTAAAGATTTAGGGTTTAATCCTGAAGATTTACTTGTTGGTGATAGAACCGCTTTGATGGTATTTTTGAGAGTTACCGCATTTGGGGAAGAGTATAAACAATTAGTATTTGACCCAAAACAAGGTGATTTTGTTGAGGCTATCATAGATTTATCTACTTTATCTCAAAAAAAATTGACGATAAAACCTGATGAGAATGGTGAATTTGAATTTATATTACCAAAAACAAATAAAAAAGTAACTTTTACTCTTTTAACTGGTAAGGACGAAGAGATAGTTGATATGAGGGATAATGAATTTAAAAAAAGAGATCCTGATGGAGTATCTAATAAATTAATGTTTTTATTAGAACAACAGATAAAATCTATTGATGGTGACAGAGATAAAATAAGAATTTCTAACGTTATTAAAAAATTACCTATCATAGATACTAGGTCATTAAGGAAATATATAAATGAAATAACACCAGGATTAGATTATAAAACTACTGCAAGGACTCAGGGGGGAGAGTCCTTAAATACCTTTCTTAGATTTGGGAGCAATTTTTTCTGGCCTGAACTCTAACCATTTAATGTATCTACATAAAGAAATTAATTATTTAGTGAATAAGGGATATTCTTATTCAGATATAATGATAATGCCAACATATTCCAGAAGAATTTTTATTAATGAATGGAATAAATCAAATACAGAATAGTTTTTTATTTTTTTAAATATTTATAATAAAAATAAATGATGAAAAATAATTTAAAACATTTTTTAAATACCATCTCACAAATAAACGAATCAATTTATAATTTATTGAGTGAAGATGGTATAATTGAATTACCGTCAGGAACTAATGCCAAAAAAGAAATTTTTATAGTTATTGAGGATGGTAAAACTTTTCCAAATGACGGTAAAAATTACATTAACTTAAAAGACGCTAAAGTATATAAACCAGATGTAAAGGTAGGTGATGAAATTGAATTGGAAACCATTGATTATGAAGAGATGGAAGAAGAAAACTTAATCAAAACATTAGAAGAACAATTATTAGATGGTAAACTTAATCAAAAAGACTTAGAACAAATTGCAATTGCTGCAGGGTCCACCAAATTTAGAAGAACTGCCGTTGGTATAATTAGGATAGGTGGTAAACTACAAAAAGTGGCAAAAACTGTAATGTTATTAAAAAGATATGAAAAGAAAATACCTCATAGTGATTGTTATTGTGCTAGATTATTTGAAGATAATTTAGATGAACAAGTTACACCCCCAGTACCATCAAAAGACGTTTATTTAAGTTCAGTTAATGGTTATTTGGATGTAGTTCAAGATCAATTTGAGGAAACTTGGGATGAATGTGAAAAAGAGTATCCAGAGTTAAAAAAAGATAATGATAAAAGAAATGAATTATTAAGTACTTGTACAACTATTGAGGATTGGTATACAAACGCTAAAGAAGTTTTAGATAGCATTATTGCAGATTTACAAAAATTTTTTAAAATAACAAATATTGATGTAAAAAAGAAAAAATTACAAGGTGATGCAGAAGAAGATAGTATTGCAAAACAAATTGGGATGAACGCTACAATTACATTACATTTTGAGGAAGATTTTAAAGATAAGGCAGGTACCACTATTTATAGATCTGGAAGAGACGAGACTTTTGATGTAGGTACATATAAAGAAACAGGAAGTACAGTAAAATTAGAAAAAGGTGGTAGAAAATGGTATTTCCAATTCCAAACTGCACAAACAAGAAAAATACAAGCAGGATCTGTATGGCCCGATAACGGACATAACGCACCTGATTCTTCATTATCAACTTCTTGGAAGGGTTATATAGTTAAATATGATTAAAAATTATGGCAAAGGGAGATGATGATATAATGCAAGAGTTAAAACAAACTTTAGAAAATCTACGAAAGCAAGCTAAATCTTTTGAGGATACTATGGAGGGTGTTGATAGGGAAACTAGAGAAGGAGAGAAAAAAAAATTAGAATATTTAAAAGAACAATTAGAAGTATTAAAAAAAAGTAAAACTGCATCTGATGAGCAAAAAGCTGATGCCGAAAAACAACTAAAACTAATTGAAAAACAAAATAAACAACTTCAAGAACAATATCAAGTTACTGGTAGAATTTTTCAAGAATTTGCTAAAACTGGTGAAGAATATAAAAACTTTTTACAAACAACTGCAGCACAATATAATTTAGCTCAAAGTATTGCTTCACAATATAAAACTTTAGGTAAAGAAATAGGTTTAGGGGCTAAATCATCTGAATTATTAGCTAGAAGTTTTAAAGATGCATTACCAGATGTTTTAGAATTGGGTATGGAAGCTTCTGATTTAAGTCAGATGTATAGTAAAATAGCAGAAACATCTGGTAGAATTACACCTGTAAATGCTGATGACGCAGAAAAAATAATGGCTATTGCAGCAGGAACAAATATGATGGCTTCTGATGCGGGAGATATGGCTGAAGCTTTTAGTCTAATGGGTATGACTGTTGATTCTATGGAGGAAAATTTAATGGAGACATTTAAAAGTTCTCAAGCAATGGGATTAAATGCAACAAAAGTTATAAAAACACTACAAACAAATTTAAGAACTATGCAAGGGTATTCTTTTGCCAATGGTGTAAAGGGTATGACTGAAATGTCTAAACTTGCAGTTAAAATGAGAATGGATGTAAGTGATATGTTAAATATGGCAGATAAATTTTATGAGCCTGAAGCTGCCATAGAAGCTGCCGCAAATTTACAAATGTTAGGTGGTGATATTGCAGAAGCTTTTGGTGATCCTTTTGAAACAATGTATTTAGCTAGAAATAAACCTGAAGAATTAGCTAAAAAGGTTGGAGAGATGACGGAAAACATGATGCAGTTTAATGAAGAAACTGGAGAATATGAATTTCCTGCTGAAGTTAGAATGCAATTAAAAGCTGCTGGTGAACAATTAGGTATTAATACCGAAAAAATGATTGAGATGTCTAGACAATCGTCTAAAATAAAAGACATTAGAATGAAATTTACTTCAATTGGTGACGATGATGTTAAAGATAATTTAGCTTCATTAGCAACTTTCTCAAAAGAAAGAGGTGAATTTGTAATTCAACATAAAGGAGAAGAGCTTGGGTTAGATGAGATTAGTGATGGAATGGCTGAAGAAATTATGAAGGCAAATCAATCTGATTCTGATACTTTTAAAGATATTGCGTTAAATACTCAAACAATGTCTGAAAATTTAAAGAATTTTCAAGAAGCTAATAAGGCTAGGGCAGTAGGTACTATTGATCTATATGAAATTACTGCTGAAGAAATGAAAGATCCTTTAAATGATATAAAAGATGGTATAACAAAAACAACTGAAGCTTGGGTGGCTAGAGGTAGAGAATTTGTTGACGATATGTTTAGAAATTCTGAAGGATCTACAATACTTTCTGAAGCTACAAAAGAACTTGGTGAACTTGGTAATTTACTTAAAGATAAAACTATAAAAAGTTTAGAAGATTTAAACGAACAATTAGATATTTTTTCTCGAGGTTTACAAGAAACACCTAATAATAATACTAATACAGGTGCGGATCCAGAAGAAGTTTGTACTAAACAAAAAAATGGGTATTATAAAAATGGTGTATGTTATAAAGATGCAGGTTATACACAACCTTTTGCTAAAGGTGGAATTGTAACTAAACCTACAAGGGCTTTAATAGGTGAGGCAGGTGAAGCTGAAGGTGTATTCCCATTAAGTAAATTAGAAAATTTTATTGGTAGTCAAAAAATGAATGGATCTATTAAATTAGAAGGAACTTCAAATATAAATATAAATATATCTTCAGATAATCCATCATTAGATTTATCATCGATGCAATCATCTTTAAAATCTAAAATTGAGAACATGATAGTTTCACATTTAAATGGTACTTTTAGAAATGGTGGAGTTCCATCAAGTAAAGAGGCTACTGATTATATGGGTTAAAAAATATTTTTTAAAATTTTTTTGATTTACTATTGACTTTTCAAAAATAAATTCCTATTATTACAAGGACCAGTATATTTCAAGTAATATTATATATTAGTATTAAATAAAACAAGAACAAATATAATAATATTATTTTAATTTTCCTGAATTTTATTGATCTAATATTTATATAATAAGAAAAATATTATATATGGCAGGAATATTAGATTATAATAAAGGTATATATTCTACACAAGCTTATAGAGATAGTTTATTAGGTAGAAATTTACCGCCACCTATTAATCAAACTTTAACTCAGGCAGGTCTAACTTCATTTTTAAATGATATTGGTAAAGTTATTAATGTACCTGTAAATGGTACTACTAGTGAAAATATACCCACACATTATAATGAAAATGAAAATTTATTTCCTTTAGGTAATTTTTTTAGAACAACACAGAATGTTAATCTTAATAGATATATACCACAAGATGATATATATGAAGTTTATGAATTAACATTTCCACCTAATTTAGGTTATCCATTACCTGAAGGTTTTGGTAATAAAGTAAGAGATGATTATCCTACATCTTACAATCAAGAACAATTTTTTTTAGTAAATAAAGGTGATCAGAAAGGTGTAAAATTTCCTTTTAATGTAATTGATACGTATAAATCTTTAAATTTCCAAAGAGAATCTTCTTTAGGATTAATTGGTGGACAACAATTAGAAAAAACTGTAATTGATAAAATTGCACAAATTTCAGAAGAAACTGGTAATTCTAATAAAAAAACAGGATATATTACAGAACCAATAGGAAATATTGTTGATAATTATGTTGGTAAATTGAGGGGTAATATACAATTTTTTAATACTTTACCAAATGATGCAATTGGATGGAACGAATATAACAGTAGTGCAAAATCAGGTGATGAATTATTAAAATCAGATTTAGATTTAAAAGAAGGAGTTGTACCAACAATGTCAACAGAAGTTAGAATGAAAACTTTGTTAGAAAGAACAAGTCCTACACAAGTTTCTTTTGCGTTTAATTTATTAAATAAAAATGATTATAGACCTCTATATGAAGATAGAAGATTAGCTGGTACATCAGATGCAGGATTGAACGCAAGGTATTATATTGGTACAGAAAAAAATACCAATAGAGGTAATAGAATAACTAAAGTATTTGAAAGTTCAGATTTCAACGGAGAAGTAGATACTACAGGTAATGGTGCGAGAACTACAATTGAAGGTGTAGGAGAACCATTTGGTGAACCAAATAAATTTTTCTGGACTACTGGTGGAGAACAAAGATTTAATGAAAAAACTTTATTATATAAAACACAACAATTGGTTAATAATAATCAAGATAGTGTTTTTATTAATCAAACAAGAAAGTACTTTAAAGATAAACAACAAAAAAGAATTATCAGTAGAGGTAATGGAATAAAAAATTCAGATTTAATAGATATCGATGGTAATGGTAATTATTGTAGAGTATGGACTGTTACTGATAGATATAGTTATTTAAACGCAATAAGAAATACTGGTTTATTTTATTCTCCTGATAATGATTTAAATGGATTTTCAGTTACGGAAGGTAGAGCTAAACAAAGTGTATTAATGGATAATGGTATACCAAAGTATCATCCTGTTATAACGGATTCAGAAACTACGAGAAAAAAGTTTATGTTATCTATAGAAAATTTAGCTTGGACTGATAATTTAGCGGATTTACCTTTAAGTGAAATTGGTCCGGGTGATATATTAAGTGGTAATAAAGGTAGGATAATGTGGTTTCCACCATATGAATTAACTTTTAGTGAAAGTACTTCTGCGAATTGGAATAAAAATGAATTTATAGGTAGAAGTGAACCTGTGTATACTTACAGTAATTCATCAAGAAGTGGTGATTTATCATTTAAGATACTTGTGGATCACCCAAGAGTTATAAATTGTTATAGAGGTAAAAGTACTAATTTAACTGAAAGATTCTTTGCAGGATGTACGACACCTGAAGAATTTTTAAGGGCGTTAGAGTGTTCTGTATCTACAAGTGTTTCTGATGAAATTAAAGTAAAATTAAATGAAAAAGAACCTGTAAAAAAGGTTGATACAGAAAAAGTTAAAGATGATGGTAAAGTTTTACTTGATAGAGATAAAGAATGTACCGAATCAACAGAAAATTGTATTGCTAAGATAAAACCAAATCAAGCTAATTTAGATGCGATAGTAACTAAAATAAAAACATTTTTAGAGAAACAAAGTAGTAACACAAACCCTAAAGTTAAAATATCGTTAATTGGTTGGGTAGGTAAAGGAGTTACTGTGGATAAGGATGGTGAACCTACAGGTGACGATGGATCAACTTTAGCTAAAAAATTCGCAAATGATGTTAAAACTGAAATTTTAACTAAATTAAATTCTTCTGGAATCGATCCAAAATTAATTTCAAATATATCCACATTTGAAACAAAAGGTAATCCAGCATTTTCCACCGATGAGGATAATGACTATAGAGTAGATGTATTGATGGAAAATGATAGTGAAAAATCTAAAGATTTAGATCCTAAAGAAAAATCTGGTGAAGACTCTGATAGTTTTAATCCTGAAGACATAAGATTGATTGATAATCTTATAATAGATGAAAGTGTTTATTTTGATTTTATAGACGAAAATTACCCAAACTATTTTAAGTATATATCTGAGAAAATAAAATATTTCCAACCAGCTTACCATAGTATTACACCAGAAGGATTTAATAGTAGATTAACATTCTTAAATCAATGTATGAGACAGGGTCCTAGTATATATGACAAGAAAACATTAAAAGATGGTACAGAAGTAGGTGTACAACCACAAAACTTATCATTTGGTAGACCACCTGTTTGTATTTTAAGAATAGGAGATTTCTTTCATACTAAAATTATAATCAATAGTCTTTCAATAACATATGATGGACCACAATGGGATATTAATCCTGAAGGTATAGGTGTACAACCAATGATTGCCACAGTTTCATTAAGTATTGATTATATTGGGGGACATTCATTAGTTGGTCCATTAAATAGATTACAAAATGCATTATCATTTAATTACTATGCGAATACAGAAATGTATGATGTTAGGGCAGATTATATAAATGCATCTACAGGTAAAGTTGTTGATGGTGTTAAATTGGGTGAATTAAAAAAGAATTTAGTTGGTGAAGAAAATTTAAATAAGTATATAAATAGTCTTAAAAAAGAAGGTATTGTTGATCAAGAAAAAGAAAATGATAAAAATGAAAATTCTGAGAAAACTACTGAAAATACGGGTGTTTTAGAAATTACGAATACTAAAAACGAAGTTATTGTAAAAACTAAAGATAATAAAGCTCCTTCAGAAATAGAAATAGATGGTAAGAAATCACCCGATAATAAAATTATTATTGAAATTAAAGCAGGAAAAAACCCAAAAAAGGAGTATAATATTTCTGAATCTAGTAAAACTATTAATATAAATACTGAATTTAAAGAAGGTTTGGTTAATCCAGAAAAAATAAAAACATTAAATAAAAACATAACTGACGCCAAAACTGCATTACAAAGTGCTGAACAAGAATACGAAACAAATCCTGGACCAAATACTAAATCTAAATTAAGGGGATGTAAACAAAAACTTGAAGACGCTGAAAGAGATTTAAAAATTTATAAAACAGATAATAGTGATAGTGTAAAAGTTGAGGCATACTTATCAAAAAATAAAAAAACGACTAAAACTAATAAATCGTTTACTATTACTGAAAATGGGTTAAATTAATATATAATGGGAAAAGAATATTTTGACAGATATCAGAGTTTTAAATTCGATGGTAAATATTTACCATTACCTTACATACCTATACCACCTAAAGGTTCGGATAAAAGTGTTGTATACGAATCACAATTTTCAAGATTAGATAAAATAAGTCAAAAATATTATAATAACCCTTATCATGGTTGGTTAATATTGGCGGCGAATCCACAATACGGTGGTGTTGAAGAAAATATACCTGATAGGGAAATAATTAGAATTCCTTTTCCATTTAAAGACAGTATTCAACAGTATATTGACGAAACGCAAAAATATATTAATTTATACATTAAAAAATAAAAATTTTAAATGGATCCAAAAGTAGAAAAAATAGGTAAAGCATTTATTGTTGACCCAAATCCTCCGGGAATGGAGATGATTCCCACAGAAGACTTATTCATATATGTTAAATTTTCAGCGTACCCAAGAAGTAGATTAACTTATGGTGGGGAAAGTGTGGGAAATTTTAATAGTGGTGTCGAAGATGAGGTACATTTTATCGCAACAAAAATAAATTATAATAAAGATACTGGTAAATTAGATCCACCTTTACAAAAAACTTATGCAACTACTGATTGGACAAACATAGGTGGTTTTAATTCTTCAGATACTAGAAGTAGTGGTATATTAGAGGGTTTCGGTATTAAATCTATTGATATAAAATATAATGCAAGTTTAGTACCAACAGTAGATATTACATTTACAGATGTAAGAGGTGGTGCTTTATTTGATGTTATTAAAGATGATGATAGATTATCACCATATAGTATATTTTTTAAAATGCCATATCCAGTTTTTAGTTTATCAATCAAAGGATATTTTGGACAAAAAATAGATTTTTGTCTCCATATGGTTAATTGGACATCAAGTTTCAACGGGTCTACTGGTGATTTTGAGATAACCGCAAACTTTTTAGGTTTCCAACAAGCATTTTTAAATGATATGGTTTTAGGTAATATTATTGGTGCGGTTAATACTGAAGAGGGGTATAATAATTTAAATAGAATTTATGATGAAAGTAAATCAACTGTTGGACAAAATAATAATGTAGGTCAAACTTTAGAAGATTTAAGAAAAAGTGGTGATTTAAATATCAGAAAAATAGATGATTTTTTTACACAAATTAGTAAATTACAGGTAGAGGCGGAAATCATAAAAACTGATAGTAATAGTTTTCAAGTTTTAAAAGATTTAAATGGTAAATTAAGTTTATTAAAAAGTATAAGAACTTTTATAGGTAACCCATTACCAAAAGAACCTGAAAGTAATAGTAGTGGTAGTAATCAAAAAAATCAAGAATCTAAACCTTATTTATCTATACCAAATAAATCTACAGTAATACAAACGTCATCTATTAAAGATGATGAATTAACTTTAAATCAAAATTATCTATCAATTAGGGATTACATAGTATTTAATTCAATAAATAGATTATCTTTCAAATCTTATATATCTACATTAAATTCTATTATTTTAAAGTATCAAGAATACATTAATTCAGGAGAAAGAGTTTTTGATAAATTAACCGATAGTTTATCTAATGCAAAAAATTTAGAACAGAAAAAGAAAGATAAGTTAACTAAATTTAATGAAAAAATAACTGAAAAAGATAAAACTTTAATTTCATATTTTGGATCAATTACTTCTGATGAAAACTGGGAATATTTTATAGTTTCCCCAACTAAAAACATTAATAATAAACCTGAACAATTAAGGTTAGATTCTGTTTTAGAACAATTTTACACTGATGGTACATTAATTAATTTAAAAAGAACTTATATTGAAAAACTAGATGAATTAAATAGTAATTTCAATATGGAATTATTTAAAAAACAAGTTAATGATAAAAATTTTTATGCACCAAAAACAAAATTATTACCAACTACAAATGTATTAGTTGCTGATTTTAGAATTCAAAGAGCTTTAATAGAAAATACGATAATAGAATTAGAAGAAGTAATAAAAATTCAAAAAGAAGTAGTACAAACAGAAATAAATGATAAATTAAATGAAAATTTTAAAAGTAAATTTAACTTTAATCCGACAATAGGTAAGTGTTTTGAAATTATTGCAAACAATACGCAAGCAATGATTGAAACAGTTTATGATGTAAGTAACTCTGCAGAACAAAAAAGTATTGAAAAAAATAGAACAGCAATTTTAAAAGGGTATGAAACTGATGTACCTGTAGGAATAGAAGGTGTAGCTTGGCCATCTATTTATCAGAAAAGTGATAAAGGTGATTTAACTGAAACGTATATTGGTGAGGTTCCTGGAATGACTACTTCTGATTTTCCTGAATGGGATTTTGTAGAAAGAGTTTTTGAAAATTTAGTTGGTAAAACAAAAACTTTAGAAGATATTACTAAAGCCTCAAATTTAAAAAACGGTTTAGATACAGATAATTGGTTTCCAATAAACCCTATTGATTATAAAGTTAATCCTTGGATTAGATTAAATTCTATAAACGATTATAAAGATATGGGTAATGAGTTAATAGAAAAATTTTTTAATAGAGTTGCATTATTAAAAAATTATACTGTAAACTCACCTTCTACGGGATTTAGGGATATTGGTGAATATGCTAGAATTGAGGCAATAGCAGCAAATAAAACAATATTTTCTGAAAGTGCTAGAAAAATAATTTCTAATATATTAATAGATATAGAAAAACAATTGAATTTCCCAAATTCACCTACTATAGATAGTAAATTTAATTTAGTAGAATCAAAATATTATAAAAACTTTGTTATTAACACAAACCCAGATATTTTTGAAATTAGTGAATCAAACCAATTTCAAAAAATAGGTAATTTTAAAATTAGTGGTAAATTTTCTGATCAAGTAGAATATATTTTATTTGATGATAAAGACATTATAAATAATAATAAAAAATTATTTCAAGAAATAAAAGATGATTTAGTATATAGAAAATTAATAGATAGTACTACCGCTAATCAAATTAATAAAACTGAAGGTGGACCAAATTTATTTTATGAAACTAAATATTCGGATTCAAATAATTTAACCACAAATATCTTATACAATGTTTGGTATAGTGATGTTGCTATAAATTTATATAAATCCAGTGGTAATAAAATAGAAAAATCTTTATCTAGTGGTACTTTAAAAGATTTTAATGGTAGTGGCGGTACTTACAATGGTGATTTTATTAACCAAACTTATTTTAAATTTAATGATACTGGTAAAACCGAATATGGTGATATAATGGTAGAGTCAAATTTATATAAAGAACAAACTTCTAATTATGCTAGAGCATTGTTATTGTTATCCACATTCCCATTTAGAAATTTTAAAGAAAGTTTTTTAGATGCAGTTTTCCCTAATAATGACAAGAGTGGTGCTAGAGTAATTAATATGCCTAAGTTATATATTTATTATATTGGTGGATTGTTATGGAGATATGAAACTAGTTTATCTGGATCTGACCCATTAAAATTCAATACGACTACTATTAATTATAGTAAATTTAAAACTGATTATAATTCTTATTTAAATAGAATAGGGTATAGTATTAAAAAAAATAAAGTATCTGTCGATAAGATACCAACAGAACTATTAGAAGATGAATTAATTAATTTACCGATAACAGTAAAAGATAAATTAATAAAAAATTTTAAGAATTGGGTTGACTCAGAAAATTTTAATAATTCGTATTCAGGATTTTTTGAAAGAAATGTTTCTTTTTATGTATATAGCAATGAAAAATCAACTTTAATAAGTGAAAATGATAAAAAATTAGGTGCGTCATCAATCTTTAATAAAATAAAAGAAACCACTAGTTTAATTTTAATTAATCCATTAATTTTTGATAAAGTTAAAATTAATACTTATAAAAATAATAAAGGTCTTATAGTTTTTAAAAATGATTTATTAAGTTATGTTAATGCTTTTAAACAAAAGTTTGATAATGTAGGTGAGGATAATGAAAATGGGAAAAAAGAAAATAATGAAGAACAAAAAAGTGATAATAAAAGTACTAATGCAATAAAATTAGAATTATATAATTATTTTAAAAATATTGCAAATAAATGGGTTGGTGCAGATAAAAAATCTTTTAATATATGTGGTGACCCTAATAGTAAAAATTTAATAGATTATTTTAGATTTATAGATAGGGGTTGGAGATTTATAGGTGATGAGGCAACATTTAATTTAAAAAGTTTTTTAACATTAGGTAGTAATTTAAATACTAGTGTTTATTTTTTCATAACTAAATTACTGAGGGATAGTAACTTTTTATTTCAGATACTACCAACATATATCAATTTTAAAAGTGCTACAGAAGTGGCTAAAATATTTCAACCACAAACTACATTGCAGAACAACGATTCAACTGGACCTATTTTTTGTTGTATATACGTTGGTGGGGCATCAGAAGTTTTAGATATAGGTGAAAGGAGTAATTATTACTTTAAAAACGATGGATTTAGTTTAACTACGGGTGATATACCACCAGATTTAGTAGATGAAAATAAAAAAATAATTGATCAGGATGGTAATATAGATTTAGATGAAAGTTCTTTAGTTGCTTTTAGAGTTGCTTTTGGGGCACAAAATCAAACGGTATTTAAAAATGTTTCATTAAGTCAACAAGAACATAGACAAACAGGAGAATATTTTAATGCATTATCAAATTTAATAGATAAAAGAGGAGGTACTCAAAAAACATATGTGGGTACAGATTTGTTAAGATTATTTAAAACAAGATCATATACTTGTAAAGTTGATGCTATGGGTTGTGCTAATATACAACCATTAATGTATTTTGATTTACAAAACGTACCATTTTTTAATGGGGCGTATCTTATAACTAACGTAACACACTCCATAACTCCAAACCAAATGGATACTAGTTTTGAAGGTGTTAGGCAATCTAGATATATTACAAACCCTACAACACAAATTACTGCAGATTTAGATATAGATTTAAATGAAAGTAGTGAAACACCTAAAATAGAGTTCACTAATTTAAATAATAAAAATCCTATATATAGTATTGGTGTAAATAACCCTAACGATGCATTTAATTTTGAAATAAATTTCGATAACCAAAGTGGTATAGATAATTTTAAAAATTTAGGTGTTACTATGTTCGATGATAATAGATTAAGAGAAATAATAGACTTTATAAAAACAGAATTTAGACTTTTTGATGTCAAATCAAATGCTCAAGTCACAATGTTGTTATCATCAATGTTATCTAATTCAGAAAATTTTTTAAATAAAGAAATGCCTTGGGATGTAGAAAATAAAGAAACATATGTAGAAAGATTTCCTAAATCTGATCCCGCCTATGATAAAATAAAATATTATGGAAATACTCCTGGATTTGGTAAATATTTAGAAACCCAACCTATATTTACTGCTGGTACTCTAAATGATATATCTTATAATATACCTGGTAACGACAAATTAAAAGAATTTGTTAGAAACGATACCATAGAAAACAGAAAACAAGAAATTGATAAAATACTACCAACGTTAAATGATTCAATACCTTTAGAAAAAACTGAAAAAGAAGCATTAATTAAAGAAAAAGAAGCATTACTTTTGGAAGAAAAGAGTTTAATTGATACAACTAAGTATTATAATATTTTTGTGGGTGATGCATATAGGTTTAGACCAAGAGGTTATTTATATATGATAGGTAGAAAACAATACGCTGATTTATACGGAGATGCTGGACTAATAGATCCTTTTACGTATTCTAAAACAGAAGAAAATGCAATAACCACTAGTATAGATGTTTGGATATATGACAAAGAAGGTCCATTAGAAAAACTTGCAGGTGGTAAAGGAAACGCATATACTTATTCTACTAATAGTAATGGTTCAGCAACAATATTTTCTAAGTGTATTGAGTTAAGTCAACAATATAGTTCTAAAGGATTAGAAAATGCGTTTACTACATTTGAGAAGGTATTAACTACATTTAAAGATTCAAACGGACAACCATTAATTAATTATTTTAATCCAGGTCCTTAACTTTTTAAAAAAAAATTATTATATTTGTAAATATGTATTTTGGAAATATAATATCAGAAAAAAATATTGTTATAGACGGATTTAAAATTTTCAATAATATTGAAGATGTTGATAATGATTTACCTACTATTATAATAGGATGGGGTTTAGTAAAACTATTGTATGGAGATAAAGTTTCTATACTCCACAAAAATATAAATATAAAAACATTTTGGACTTTTTCTGAAAAAGAAAGAAAGGTGGATTTTGAAGTTGATATAGAAAATTTTAAAGAATATTGTTATAATAATTTTGGTGAAAATATACCGTATGTTTATTTAGATTTTTTATATGGTAAAAAGAATATAAATAAAAAAATAATAAAAAAAATATTATCATTAAAAGAATCGACAATATATGTGACAGAAAATGAAATGGTTTACATATATGGAGAAAACATTTTATTTGGGGTAGATTTAAATACCGTCAATTATTTCCAAAATAAAAAAGATAAAGTTTTAAATAGGTTAAAAAGTTTAAAAAATTGTGTTTTGGTAGATTCTAAGATATTTAATAAATACAGGGATTTTTTATATAAAATAAAAGATAAAAAAAGACTAATCCCGTATATTATTAAAAATGGAAACACAATTTAAAAGTATAACATTAGCATCATTTGTTTATTTAGATAAAGTACAATCTTTTATTAATTATTTAGAAAAAAGATTTAAAATTAAAAAAGATAATATTTTTCAATATAGTTATTCAGAAGAAAACAAAAAAATAATAACTTATAGAATAAGTTTAAAAGAAGGTAAAAAAATAGATTTATCTTCTATATACCCACCAACAATAATTGTTCATAAAAAAGGTGAATGTTTTTATACTATTAACGCGTTAAATAAATTAATTGATAGTTTAAATGGTGTAGAACAAGGTAATTTTAATTACATAGAATATAAAATTAATTGGGATAATTATCAGAATAAAATTATAATCATCAAAAACGATGAATTAAAAATTATAGATATTGAAAAAGATTTTTCTTGAAAATAAGATATTTATTAATAAAATAAAAGATTATGAAAGATTTTAACGATAAAAAAAGTAAAGAAAGTTTAGAAAACAAATTAGATGAATTCTTAACGAATACAAATTCAAAAAAAGAAGAATGTGTAGGTGATGAATGTTTAATTAACGATGGAAAAGAAATTGTTGAAAGAGTAAACAAAGTTTATAAAACTAATGACGGTAGACAACTTTTAATGTAAAAAATTATGAACAAAAAAACACTTATAGAAAAAGACTTAAAAAGGTATAAACAACTTTTAGAATATACTTTTTATGTACCTGAAGAAAAAAAAGAAAAAGATTTAAACGGTGATTTATTATTAGATGATTCTTTTTTAACTGAACAAGATCCAGCAGGTGATGATCCTTTTATGGATTTAGGTGGTGAAGAAGAAGGTGGAGGACAAGCTCCGACAACTGGTGGTACAGAAACATCTACTACTGGTTCTACAGAAACAGATACGACTGATACAGAAGAGGATGTAGAAATTGAAGACGAATTTGCGGATACTGAAACTAGTGATGAAGATACGGTTGAAGTTGATGTAACTGATATTGTTGATAATACTGAGGCTACCAAAACTTCTGTAGATGGTGTAAGTTCAAAGATGGATGAATTATTATCTAAATTATCTGAATTAGAAAATCAAGTTTCTGGTATGGATAAAGTTATCAATAAGATTGAAGGTTTAGAAAAAGAAATAGAAAGAAGAAACCCAACCCCTGTTGAAAGATTAGAAATGAGATCTTTAAGTTCTTTCCCATATAGCGTTAAATTAACAGATTTTTGGGATGATAAAGAAGGTTATGAGGCTAAAGAAGATAGTGACGAAGAATATATTTTAAGACAAAGTGATGTGGAAAATTTTGACGCTAAACAAATAAGGGCATCTTTTAATGATCCTAATGAAAAAGAATAAAATATAAAAAAATATTTAAAAGAAGCCTCACTAACAAAGTGGGGTTTTTTTTATTACCTATATTGACTTTTAAGTAAAAAATACTTATAATTGTGTATTATTAACTTAAAAAAAATAAAAAATGAGTAAAACTTTAGATGCGATTTTATCTCAGTATGAAAAAAATACTGAAGTAAAAAAAAGTACAACTAAGTTGTCTAATGAAGACAGACTTAAAAAGTATTTTAGCGAAAAACTTCCGAAAGGAGTTAAAAATCAAACCAAAAGGTTTAGAATTTTACCTAACAAAAATGGTGGTAGCCCCTTTACTGAGGTGTATTATCACGAAAAACAGGTTAACGGTAAATGGGAAAAAATTTACTGTAACCATTTAAACGATGGAGAACATTGTCCTCTATGTGAAGCAAAAGACGCTTTATATGAAGATGGTTCTGAAAGAGCTAAAAAATTAGCTAAAGAATTTGTTGCTAGAAAATTCTATGTTGTTAAAGGTATTGACAGAGAGAATGAGGAAGATGGTGTTAAATTTTGGAGATTTAAACATAAATATACTGGTGACGGTATAATGGATAAAATCATTCCATTATTTAAATTAAAAGGTGATATTACTGATCCTAGAGAAGGTAGAGATATCCTTATTACCACAGGAAGGAATGATAAAGGTTATAGTGTAGTTAATTCTATTATGGCTGATGATACATCTATTTTAACAACAGATAAAGAAAAGGCTAATGAATGGTTTAATAATGAAGAAACACATAGAGATGTTTATTCTAAAAAGAGTCAGGAGTATTTAGAAATTGTTGCAACAAATAAAACACCTATTTGGGATTCTGAACAAAGTAAATTTGTGGCTGAAGAAGATAAAGAAGAAAAAGAAACTGCATCTTTGTCTGAAGAAATAAATATGATGAAATCAGAATCATTTAAGTCTACAAAAAATGAATCTATTAACGAACCAGAAGATGAGGATGATGAATTTGAATCTACTAGTTTGGATGAAGAGGATGATGAATTACCATTTTAATTTATAATATGGCAAAAACACCTTTAAAGAAAAAAGCTTCTGATTTTTCATCAATTAGAAAAAAGTTTTCCTCTAGTGATAAATACAAAGAACAAAAGTATTTTGATCTAGGGGAGGCTTTCCAAAAGTCTACAGGATTACCAGGTCCTGCTATGGGTCAGATTAATATGCTTTTAGGACACTCTGATACTGGAAAAACAACTGCACTTATTAAAACTGCAGTTGACGCTCAAAAGAAGAACGTATTACCTGTTTTTATTATAACAGAACAAAAATTTAGTTTTGAACATGCTAAACAAATGGGTTTAGAGACTGAATACATTGAAGAAGTAGACGAAAAAACAGGTGAAGTTAGTGCATATTGGGACGGTTTTCTGTTATATAAATTAGGTTTTGATTATATTGAGCAAGCATTTGAATATTGTACAGAAATTTTAGATGCACAAAAAAATGGTGAAATACCTTATGATATAGTATTTTTATGGGACTCAATAGGGACAATACCTTGTCAAATGAGTTTTGAAGGAAAAGGAGGAAATCAACATACCGCTAGAGTAATTTCAGAAAAATGGGGTATGGGATTAGCCCAAAGAATTACTTCATCTCGTAAAGAAAGTTTTCCTTACACTAATACTATGATTTTTGTAAACCAACCTTGGGTTGCATTACCCGATAATCCATTTGGACAACCTACAATACAACCAAAAGGTGGTAACTCAATTTACCTATCTTGTGCTTTAGTATTCTTATTTGGTAATCAAAAAAGTTCTGGAGTTTCAAAATTATCTGCCACTAATAAAGGTAGAAAAGTAAACTTCGCAATAAGAACAAAAGTTGGTATCCATAAAAACCATATGAATGGTTTAGGGTATGCGGATAATAAAATTTTAGCTACAACACATGGATTTATTGAAGATGATAAAAAATCTATAGACGATTATAAATCTGAAAATAAAGATTATTGGGCAGAAGTTTTTGGTGGGTTTGAAGGAGATTCAAATTTTGAAGTAGTAGAAGAAAACTTCATTGAGTCACCCGTTGATTATTCAGATGATTGATTGTTTAACCATTAAATGATGGTTTGTGAAAATTCCTAATAGAAAGAATAAAACATTTCAAAAAACTTTAATTGTTGATGGTGATTCGTTGATAAAAACCGCCTATCATGGGGCTAAAGATCTTTACTATAAAGATACTCATATAGGCGGTATTTTTCAATTCCTAACTATGATTAGGAAAATGGTTAACGAATACAAATTTGATAAGGTTTATGTTTTTTGGGATGGACAATTTAGTGGTAGAATCAGATATGAATTATATAAAGATTATAAATCTAATAGAGATAAAGATTTTTATGTCGATAAACCACCTTCTGAGATAGAATTATTTCTACAAAAAGAAAGAGTCAAATTTTATTGTGAGGAATTATTCATAAGACAATATAGTGATGATATAGTTGAGGCAGATGATTTAATTGGTTATTATATTAAAAACATTTCAGAGGATGAAAAAGTTGTTATAATGACTAATGATAGAGATATGTGTCAACTTATTGGTGATAGAGTAGGTATCTATTTAATAAATTTAAAAAAGATAATCACAAAGGATAATTACTCTGAATATTTTAATCACCATTATTCTAATTTAAAATTAATAAAAATTATTTCTGGAGATACAAGTGATAATATAAAAGGTATTACAGGTATAAGTGAAAAAACATTAATAAAGTTTTTTCCTGAAATTAAAGAAAAAACTTTGACATTGGAATATATTATCAGTAAAATTGAAGATATACAAAAAGACAGAAAAAATAATCTTAAAAGTTTGGACAATATAGTTAATAAAGTTACTAAAGGTATACAAAAAGAAAGAATATATGAAATCAACGAAAGATTGATAGATTTAAGTAACCCATTAATAACCGAAAACACTAAATCTGATTTAGATTATTTAATGTCAACAACAATCGATCCTGAAGGAAGAGAAATAAAAAATGTTATCAAAATGATGATGGAAGATGGTTTAATGATGGCAATACCGGGAGGAAGAGAAGGGTATATAAATTTTTTACAACCATTTTTATCATTAATTAAAAAAGAAAAAAAATATTATAATAGTTTAAAATGAATACAAATATGAAAAAGAGTTATCAAAGTTATCCGTATGAATTCTTATTTATGATTAACGGTAATCCAATTGTGGGAAGAAACTTTCAAATAAAAAATTTTAATAAAGAAAGTTTAGGTTCGATAGAATTAAAAGAATTAGTTGACGATGTTGTTTCTGTTATTAGAAATAACTTTAAGAATAATACTTACGAATATCTATATAAGTATTACAATTTTTTTAATGAGCAAAATGAAGAGTATGAAGTGAGAGATATATATGAGAATGAAGACTTTTTTACTTTTCAGATTAAAGTGGATAATAAAGTAGTAGTAGAAAGAATTTTTACTGGAAATGATTACCCACCAAAAGTAAGATATGATGTAGATATAAGAAAAATTATACCTAAAATCATTGATATGATACAAAATGGATTAAGTCAAAAAAAATATGATAAAAATTATTGCGATTATGACTTATCACAGATATTTATTAATAACTAAATCTAGTAAACGTTATGGCGAAAAATGAGAGTTCGAATTTGGGGTATTTAGGGTATAGTTTCCAATTAAAACTAGTAAAACAATTAATAGAAGATCAAAAATTTTCTGAGAGTATTATAGAGATAATAGATCCGAATTATTTTGACAATGAATATATGAGATTAGTTGTTGCTAGTATTAAAAACTATTACGAAAAATATGAAACCATACCGTCTTATGAAACAATTTTTAACCTTGTTAAGACTGAAGTAAGAAGAGAAATTACAAGAGAATCAGCAAATGAATTAATTAAAGAGGTTAAAAGTGCAGATAATAAAGATTGTTTACACACACAAGACGTTGCCATTAAGTTCTGCAAACAACAAGAGCTTAAGAAGGCTACACAAAAAATCCAAAAGATTTTAGATACAGGGGATTTTGATAGATATGAAGAGTGTGAAGAAATAGTTAAACAAGCAATATCTGTTGGTTCAGAAAAAGACGAAGGTGTTGATATTTTTCATTCGTTAGAAGATGTTTTAGCTGATGATTTTAGAAGTCCGATACCTACTGGTTTGGTTGGTATAGATAACCTAATGGGTGGTGGTTTATCTAAAGGTGAACTAGGTGTTATATTGGCAGCTTTTGGGGTTGGTAAAACAACATTAATGACTAGAATGGCGAATACTGCATATCAGATGGGTAAGAATGTGGTACAAATTTTCTTTGAGGATAATGTTAAAGTAATCCAAAGAAAACACTTTACATGTTTTACTGAAGTTCCTTTAGGGGAATTAAGTGATAGAAAAGATGAGGTACAAGAAAAGTTAGTTAATTTCCAAAATCTACCAGGTAATTTAATTTTGAAAAAAATGCCTAGTGATGGTACAACTATACCACACATCAAACAATACCTAAGAAAATTAATTTCAAATGGTATTAAACCAGATATAGTCTTTTTAGATTATATAGATTGTGTCCAACCTACAAAACAATTTAAAGATGAATTTAGTGGAGAGGGTAATGTAATGAGACAATTTGAAACTATGATTTCTGAATTAGATGTGGCTGGATGGACTGCAGTACAAGGTAATAGAAGTGCTATAGGTGCGGAATTAGTTGAGGCTAACATGATGGGAGGTTCAATTAAGAAAGGACAAATAGGACATTTTATTTTATCCGCAGCAAAAACTTTAGAACAAAAAGAAGAAGGTAGAGCAACCTTAGCTATTTTAAAATCTAGATTTGGTAAAGATGGTGTTGTATTTGAAGATATTTTATTTGATAACGGAACTCTAATTGTAGATACTAGTGATAGTAGAGATGTGACATTATTAGAACACGAAAAAGGTAATAAGAAAAAAGATTCTAATTTCATACAGGAAACGTTAAATAAAAGAAGAGAATCACTTAATTAAATTTTTTTGAATAGAGTAATGATTTAAAATATAAATCATATAGAATAATACACACTTAAAAATAATAACAAATTAAAAAATAAAAATTAAAAAAATGGAATTATCAAATAAGATTTTGTCTGATATCACTGTTTATATGAAGTATGCTAAATTTTTACCCGAAAAAAATAGAAGAGAGAGTTGGGAAGAATTAGTTACTAGAAACAAAGAAATGCATCAAAATAAATATCCTAACATAAAAGACGAAATTGAAGAGGTTTATAAATTGGTATATGATAAGAAAATATTACCATCAATGAGGAGTCTACAATTTGGAGGTAAACCAATTGAAATATCCCCTAACAGAGTATATAATTGTGCGTATTTACCTATAGATCATGTTGACGCATTTTCTGAAACAATGTTTTTATTGTTAGGTGGTACAGGAGTGGGTTACTCAGTACAAAGACATCACGTAGAAAAATTACCTGAATTAAGAAAACCTAATCCTGATAGAAAAAGAAGATATTTGATAGGTGACTCTATTGAAGGTTGGGCGGACGCAATTAAAGTTTTATTGGAGTCTTATTTTGGTGTTAAATCATCTACACCTGTATTTGATTATTCAGATATCAGACATAAAGGTGCGTTATTAGTTACCTCTGGTGGTAAAGCACCTGGACCACAACCTTTAAAAGATTGTATCCACAATATTAAAAAAGTATTAGATTCAAAGGAGGATGGTGATAAATTAACTCCTATTGAAGTTCATGATATCGTTTGTCACATTGCAGATGCAGTACTTGCTGGTGGTATTAGAAGAGCGGCATTAATTAGTTTATTTTCTGCCGATGATAATGAAATGATTTCTTGTAAATCAGGAAACTGGTGGGAATTAAATCCCCAAAGAGGTAGAGCAAATAACTCAGCAGTTTTATTAAGACATAAGGTGACGAAAGAATTTTTCTTAGATTTATGGAAAAGAATTGAATTGAGTGGGGCTGGTGAACCAGGAATATATTTCTCAAATGATAAAGATTGGGGTACTAATCCTTGTTGTGAAATAGGTTTAAGACCTTACCAATTTTGTAATTTATGTGAGGTTAACGCTTCAGATATAGAATCACAAGAAGATTTTGAAAAAAGAGTTAAGGCGGCAGCATTTATAGGTACATTACAGGCAGGGTATACGGATTTCCATTATCTTAGAGATGTTTGGAAAAGAACAACTGAAAAAGATGCATTGATTGGTGTTGGAATGACAGGTATTGGTTCTGGTGTAGTATTGGGTTATGATATGAAAGCAGCTTCAGAATCAGTAAAAGAAGAAAATGAAAGAGTTGCTAAATTAATCGGTATTAATTCTGCTGCTAGGACAACTACTGTAAAACCATCTGGTACATCATCTTTAGTTTTAGGTACTTCTTCGGGAATTCATGCTTGGCACAATGACTATTACATTAGAAGAATACGTGTAGGTAAAAATGAGGCTATATATACATACTTAGCGATTAATCATCCTGAATTAGTAGAGGATGAAATTTTTAGACCTCACGATACGGCAGTTATTTCTATACCACAAAAATCACCTGAAGGTTCTATTTTAAGATATGAATCCCCATTTGAGTTATTAGAGAGAGTTAAAAAAGTTTCACAAGAATGGATTAAATACGGACACAGAAGTGGACAAAACACACATAACGTTTCTGCAACTATTTCTTTAAAGGAGGAAGATTGGGAATTAGCTGGTGAATGGATGTGGACTAATAGAAAATTCTATAATGGATTATCTGTTTTACCTTATAACGGAGGAACATATCAACAAGCACCTTTCGAAGATTGTGATAAAGAAACTTACGATAGAATGATGGAATCTTTAACTTCTGTTGATTTAAGTAAAATTATAGAATTACAAGATAATACTAATCTTTCAGGTGAAGTTGCCTGCGCTAACGGATCTTGCGAAGTTATTTAAATTTAAAAAAAGTAAGGAAAAAAATAAAATTTCCTTACTTTTTTAATTTCACAACATATTTATATAATGAAACAAATACTTGTGAATTATGAAAAAAATTGAAATGGTTGGTAGAATTTTTGGTAAATTAAAAGTTATTTCTGAATTACACAAAAACAAAAATGGTCATATAAAATATAAATGTGAATGTGAATGTGGAAAAATTAAAGATATTTTTGGTACCCATTTACGTAGTGGAAAAATAGTATCTTGTGGTTGTATTAATAATGTAAATAAAGAAGGTGGTATAAATGGTGAATTATGGTACAATTTAACTAAAAATAAAATATCTAAGAGAATCATAAGAAAAAATTTAAGTTTTGATTTAACAAAAGAATACATATATGATTTATATAAAAAACAAAATGGGAAATGTAATTTATCTGGAATTGAAATTACACTACCGATTAGTTGGAATGATAAAACATATACTGCTTCGTTAGATAGAATAGACAGTAAAAAGGGATATGAAATAGGAAATGTCCAATGGGTACATAAACATATTAACGTGATGAAAAATATTTTTGAACAAAATATGTTTATATTTTTATGTAATAAAGTTTCTGAAAATCATAAAAACTGTGATTATGATATTGAATTATTAAATAATTTTAAATGGGGTTTAAATACAAAATATTATGAAAGTAGCATGGGGAAATGATGTAACGCTAACACATCAAATATTGTTAGCGTTTTATAATCAAAGAAAAAATAATTGATTATGAATGTAGGAGCATCTAAAGATTGGGTACAACAACTTTATGTAAGAGAATTTGGGCCTAAATTACAACCTAATGAGTTTTATTATGATAATCAGGGTAGAATGGTTATGACAGAAGAATATCATATTAAAAGAGGTAGATGTTGTGGTAATGGTTGTTTACATTGTCCTTATGAACCCAAACACGAAAGAGGAAATACAAAATTAAATGAATCCCTACAAAAGTAGGGATTTTTTTTTATGTATTAAATTTTTTAGAATAAAGATATTTTATCATCTCAATATCTTTATTTGTAAGATAATGGTTATGATCTAATATAGAATTATTTTCTTTTTCATAATGGGTAAATCCTAACATATGAAACATTTCATGTCTTATTGTATTAGAAAATGATTTAAATTCATTGTTTTCTATAATATCTATTTGAATTGTAGATTTAGTTATATTTTTAACACCATAATTATAAGTTAAACCTATAGTTTTTTTACAGTAAATATAATCATCTTTAAAAATTCGTACATAATCTTTATCACTTAAAAAATAAATAACTACATTTGAGGAGTCTTTATTTTTAACTAAAGATATATTTATAGGTTTAATTAAAGTTTTAAAAATACTGATATTCTCAACCACATCCAAAGAGTCTTTTTTGGTATAATTACCATAAAGATAAATTTTAATATCTTTGTGCCACCTCCTACCATTATCGGACGCAATTAAAAATTCTTCTTCAGTAAATAACTTTTGTGAAAAAATTCCAAAACTATTTAAAAATAGTAACGATAATATTAAATTTTTCATAGTTGTTTTGTATTTATATAAGAACAAATATAATAGTTTTTTTTTAAAACACAAATTTTTTTTTAAAAATATGAAAAATCTTTTAGAAGAAATACAAAGAATGAGATCCCTTATGGTATATGAAAAGGGAACTATTCTTAATGAAGTAAGTACATCTTCTGTTGGTAACCCACCAACCCCTACAGATAAAAAACCTGCAGAAAATAAACCTGTCGATTCAGAAAAACCTGCAGAAAATAAACCTGTTGATTCAGAAAAACCTAAATCTTCGGATACTAAATGTATGTTTGTTACTAATACAGAACCTTATAAAACCGATAATGATGTAAATACTGACGTACCTATTAAATTTAAAGATAAATTTATAGAATTGGTAGAAAAAGAGTTTGGGTCAATGACAAACGGTGAGTTAACTTTAGAAGATGTAAATGTATTTGGTGGGGCTAGTAATTTTTATGGTAGTGCAGTACAACCAGACTATTGTAATGAATATGATGTAACTAAAGGTACTTCATCTTTACAAAAATGGAGTAGTAGTTGTAAAGGTTATGACGCTAAGAAAAAATATACAAATACTGGTGGTAGTAAAAGTAATAGAGATTTAGCGTATAGAAGAGCAGAAAAAGTAAAAAAAGAACTATTAAAAAAATTAAAAGAAGCTGGTATAGAAAGACAAGTAAAGTTTGATGAGGCTAAAATAATGAAAGAAATAAAAGACTCAACTTCAGGATCAGTTTATACTAAAGATTTAACAGATACACATAAATCAGTTTCTAATGAAATAAAGGCAGGTACTTTAAATCATGGACAATTTGTGATGATAGACGCTAAGGTATGTTTTAAATTTTATGACCCTTGTCCTAATTGTATGATTAGAGATGTTGAAACAAAAAAATGTAGATGTAAAGATGGTTTAACTGAAAAAGATGGTAAATGTTATTGCCCTAATGGTAAAGAAGCTGATGAAAATTGTGAATGTAACACATGTACAGATCCTTGTATGACATTTAATAAAGAGACTAAAAAATGTGATTGTCCTGAAGGAATGACATATAATGAAGAAACTAAAGAATGTGAATGTCCTAAAGGTTTTACAAAAACAGAAAATTGTGAGTGTAAAAAGAAAGAAGAAGAACCTTGTCCTGATAAATGTATGAAACGTGATGAGGATGGTAAATGTAAATGTCCTGAAGGTATGAAATTTAATGAGGAAACTCAAAAATGTGATTGTCCTGAAGGGTTCATTAAACCAACCGCAGATGCGTGTAATTGTGTTAAACCAAAGCCACCATTAAAATGTGGTTTTGAATCTAAAATAGAGGGAGGTAGAGGTACAAAACAAAATAATTTTGTGGCAAAAAGTTTAAAAAGTAGTTTTCCTGCGGGTGAGGGTAATTCTATAACAATTTCATTTGACTCAGTAGTTGTACCTGATGCCTATTACATTAAATATGGTGATCAAGAATACTTTAGTGGTTTTAGAGGTGATGTAGTAAATGATGAATATACACAAGTTGCGTTAAGTGTTGAAGAAAAGAAAAAGATGTTACCGATACAATCTACTTATGTGAAAGGGTTAATTAAACAATCATTATCGAATGGGGATAATGATTATAGTGAAATGAATAATGTTCGTAGAAATTTTGTTGGTGAATTAATTATCTATAAAAAAACTGAAGGTTTATTAGAAAGTATAAATGCAGCAATTAAAGGTGAAGGTGGTAAGTTAGATGTTAAAAGTATTTTTCAAGACGGAGATAATAGTGCAGAAAGTATTACCGATGAAATTATAAAGACTGGAAATATAAAAGACAATATTGTTAAATATAAAGGTATTATGAAAACAAATGCTTCTTTTACAATTGATAAAGAAACAGAAAAATTTGATCTTATTATTTTAGTATTTTCACCATTAGATAGAACTATATTTAACATGTCTGTTAAATGTGAATGATAATATTATTTTATTATTTATTTTCAAAAAATTCATAGTACAATATTTATATACAAATGGCAAAGACAAGGTATATAAATATAGATTTTCCTTTTAGGGATAGTGATAATGGTTTTTATTTTCAAATGAATAAAACTGATAAAGACGCTATTAGGGCGGATTTATTACATCTTCTTTTAACTAATAAGGGTGAAAGACTTTATCTTCCGGATTTTGGTAGTGATTTGAAAAAATTTATTTTCGAACCTAATGACAAAATAACTCACGAACAAATTAGAGAAAGTTTAAACGATTCTATAAAACTTTATATACCAAATTTATTAGTTAATGATATTTCATTTAGAAATGATGATATTGAAGAATTAATAATTGTCGAATTAACATATACTGTAACTGAGGGTACTTTCTCTAGTACAGATACAATAACTTTAACATTCTAAAATATGGCAAAAAAAATAGATTATAATGCTCGTAATTTCTCCGATGTGAGAACACAACTTATAGAGTTTATACAAAAGTATTATCCAGAGATTTTTTCAGATTTCAATGATGCATCAGTAGGTATGATGTTATTAGAATTAAATGCTGCGGTTGGGGATATGTTATCTTTCCACACCGATAGAATGTTTAATGAAACTCAAATTAGTTACGCACAAGAAAGATCTTCTGTATTAGAATTGGCAAGAACATTCGGTTTAAATATTCCAGGTAAAAGACCTAGTATAACAATAGTGGATTGGACAGTAACTAATATACCTGTTAATGGTGATACATTTGATATAAGTTATGCACCTAAAATTTTAAAAGGTTCACAAGCAACTGGTGCTGGTAAAGTATTTGAATTATTAGAAGATTGTGATTTTTCTTCTCCTTTTACAACAGGAGGAATACCAAATAGGTTAGTTATACCAAATATTGATGGTAGTGGTATTATACAAAACTATTCTCTAACTAAAAGAGAAATAATGTTAAATGGTTTCACTAAAATTTATAAAAAAACATTATCAAGAAGTGACTATAGACCTTTCTTAGAAGTCGTTTTACCTGAAGATAATGTTCTTTCTATTGAAAATATTATTACAAAAGAAGGTACTAATTTTGTGAATAATCCAACAGAGGATGAATTCTCTGATTTTGATTTAAATTGGTATGAGGTACCTGCATTGGCTCAGGCAGAAATATACATTGAGGATGAAAACGCAGTTTCAGATAGAGAAGGTGTTGTTGTAGGTAAATGGAAAAACGCACCAAAAAGATTTATTAAAGAATACACTGATAATGGTTTCTGTAAAATAATTTTTGGGGCGGGAGATGCAGATATTTCGGAATTAAATGATTTTGTTGGTTGTAGAGGACAAATTGATAGAATTGGTAGAGTGGTTAATAACTTATCTTTAGGTGAAATACCACAAACTAATAATACACTATATGTTAGATATAGAATAGGTGGTGGGGAAGATTCTAATATTGGGCCTAACACAATAACTACTTTAGGTACTTTAAGTGTTATTATTAATGGTGATGATGCAAACATCAATAGAGTTATAAGAAACAGTATAAGTGTAAATAATCCTATACCAGCATTAGGTGGTAAAGAAGAGCCATCTGTAGAAGAAATAAGAAATTTAGTAAGGTATAATTTTTCTGCACAAAATAGATGTGTTACTATAAAAGATTACCAAAGTAGAATACCGTTAATGCCTGGTAAATTTGGGGTTCCATTTAGGACAGGTGTTTGGGAAGAAAGAAACAAAATTAATGTTTATGTGTTGGCGTTAGATTCAAGTAGTAAATTAACTACTGAAGCAACTTCGGCATTAAAACAAAATATCGCAGAATATTTGGCGGATTATAGAATGATTAATGATTACGTTACAATTAAAAATGGTAGAGTAATTAATTTAGGTTTTGAAATAGATGTATTTGCAGATAAGGCAGTTCCTAAAGGAGAAGTAATTTCTGGTGTTATTTCTTCAGTAACGCAATATTTTGATATTAATAAATGGGATATGGGAGACAACATTTATTTATCTCAATTAGTAGAAAACATAAATAATGTCGCTGGAGTTCTAAACGTTACGGATTTAAGAGTATATAATAAAGTTAATGAAAATGGTAAATATTCTTTAAATGAAATTGCGCAACCATATATTGATGATGAAACAAGACAAATAGATTTGTTAGGTAGATATACATTATTTGGGGCACCAAACGCAATGTTTGAAATAAAATACCCAAATAAAGATATAAAAATAACAATTTCTACATCATAATAATTACTTTTTTAAAAAAATAATTAGTTTTATATAAAAATAATAATTATGGGATGTGAAACATGTAAACAAAAAAAAGAAAGTTCTGAACAAAAGAATAAAAAAACAGTAGATATTAACTTTATTCCTGAAAGTATACAGGAAGGAAATTATAATGGTAATTTTTTCATTAAATTAATTACATTTTTTGTAATAATACTGGCTTTACCATTAATCTTAATAGTTTTATTGGGACAAATATTTTTACAATTTTTCTTACCGAAATCTTTACCTAAAGTAACTAAAAAATTCAAAGGATTTTTTGTAAGTATTTTAGAAAGTTATGGTAAATTTATTCACAATAGAGAAGTTAAAAAAAGAAAAAAACAATTTGAAAAAAATAGAGAATATACAACTGATCCTAAAGGTATTGAAATAGATGAAGTTGAATTATTCGATAATAATAATATAAAAAAGTGATTTTAAATGTCTAAATCATATAGAATTAGGACAACTCCGGGAGGAACAAATGGATTTTTGAAGGTTAATGTTGATCTTAATCAAAACTATGATTTTTTAGAAATTCTAAGTTTAAAAATATCACAAAAAGATGACTACCAAAACTTCTGTTCTGATTATGGTGTAGTTGCGGGTAGAGTCATTTTAAATGATGGGTTTGGTGTACCTAACGTAAGAGTATCTATTTTTGTACCAGTAGATGATGTGGATTTAAGTGATCCAGTTAAATCAGCAATATATAACTATACGGAACCATTTCCAGATCAAAAGAATGCAAATGGTATAAGATATAACGTTTTACCTAAAAATCAACAAACTTTAGATCATACACCTGTCGGTACTTTCCCTAAAAAAAGGGAAATATTAGATAATAATACAACATTAGAAATATACGAAAAATATTATAAATATACCACCACAACTAATGAGGCGGGTGATTATATTTTATTTGGTGTGCCAGTAGGTGATCACTTTCTTCATTACGATATGGACGTTAGTGATATTGGGTTTTTATCTGTTAGACCATTTGAGTTAATTAATAATGGGTATAGTGATGATTTATTCAAAGACAGATTTAAATATAAATCCTCTAATAATTTAGATTCACTACCACAAATTTTTTCTGAAAACATTCCTATTAGAGTAGAACCTTATTGGTGTGATAGTTTAAGTGTTGGTAGTGCATTAGGTATAAATAGATATGATATCCAGCCTAATTTTGAAATTATACCAAACGCACTTTTTATTGGTAGTATTTTTAGTGATGATGAAAAAGATTCATTAAACAAAAATTGTAAACCTGCCAGAGAAATGGGTAAACTAAATGAAGTAATTACTGGTGGTGGAAAAATTGAAGCGATAAGAAGAACTGTTGATGGTAATATAGAAAAATTTAGTTTTAAAGATAATAGTATTGATGAAAATGGTAATTGGTCGATATTAGTGCCAATGAATTTAAGAAAAGTTGTTACAGACGAATTTGGTAATTTAATACCTTCGCCTGATGGAATTAAAGGTGTTGCAACAGAAGGTGATTATAGATTTAGAATTTCTATGGATGCTACATCTAACGATAAAAGACTTAGACAACGAGCAAAATTTTTAGTTCCTAATACTAATAATAATTTTGTATTTCGTGAATTTAAATCTGAAGAATTAAAAAAATCTAATTTATTTAAAAAAAATACACAATTATCAACAATAACTACAGGAACACCTTATGCAAATGATTTAAGGAATCAATATAACTATTTAGAAGAATTTTATTCTTTTAGATGGAAAAAAGTTTATACGGTTAAACAATATATTGGTAGGATGCAGAAAGTTGGTGGGAATAATGCGGATGAAGCTAGAGGGTTTATAGGTATAAAAGATATTATTAATGCAGAAGGAGTTAATAAATTCCCTAATAATAGATTTGATACAAACGTAAATCCTTTGTATAGTATTATATGTGTTCTAGTTAGTTTATTTGGACACGTTATAGGATTTATTAATGGTATTATTAATATTATTAATGGGTTAGTCACAACAATTTGTCAAATTAAAATACCTGTTGGTATATCACTTAGCTTAGTTTATTGTATAGAAATTGCATCTGCGGAATTGTGTAATGATGCTTATAGGGCTCAATATCCGTGTGGTTGTGATGGTTGCCCTAATTGTAATAATAATAACTGTCGTCAAAATTGTTCAGGAACGGGAACAATATTTAATTTTTCTATAAACATTAAATGGAAATGTTTATTTAGTGGTTTTTTATGCGAAAAATGTCAACCATCTTGTCCTGAAGGTGAAACTCATAGTTGTTGCCCTAGCGGTTATGCTTACGATTGCCCTAATAATGAAACTATAGATTTACCTGTAAGTTCAGGCGTACCGCTTAATCCATCTTGTTGTTCTGATTGTTGTATAAAAGTTCCATTAATACCACTAAGATGTGCGGAAGAAGGACTTGAACGTAGAGTATCTTTAATACCTTCACCATTTGCACCTAATAAGTGTAATAGAACATACGTTGTACCATTTTCTTGTAAAAATTGTGGTGGATTACAAACACCAGGAATTAAAGATTGGGTTTCTTGTGTAATGGAACCAGTTGCAGTATTTTTAAGAATGTTAAAATTTGACTTTTATAATGATTGGGTTGGAGGTTCTCTATATTTCCCATTAATTAAAAGAAAGTATAAATTAAAAAAATCAAAACGTAAATTTGGACAAATAAAAAAAGACGTATTCTGTGATTTTGATTGTAGAGAAAGAGGTAGTAATACTAATTTTCAAGGTGATCCTACTTATAATCAATGGAGAATAAAAATACCTGCAATACTATTCTCAAATCCTAGTATAACTGTAGATGGATGTACTGCTAAAATAAAGGGTAAAAAAGTTACTGATTGGTATGGTACACCAGAAAATGATACTCAAACGTTTAATTTAAATTTGGCAGTTAAAGAATTCCAATTTAAAGGGTTAACAAATACTTTAGATGGTTGTAATATTAAATTCAATAGCTTTAGTGATTTTCAAAATACTTTCAATAATCAAGGAATACCTTATCTCATAAAAGATAGGGAATTAGAAGGTGTACACGGTAAACCTGAATACGTTGAGACTGATGATGGTAATGGTAATACTTCTTGGGTAAATATAGGTGGTCATGGTCACCATAGAAATATTTGTGATAATACTAGAATGGTAGAAAGAAAAGAGTTTTTTAAACAAACTTTAGATTGTTTAGAAACACCTAGTGATTCAGATATATCCGATGATAGTTTATTTGGTTCAGTTAATACTGAACCCGAAAGTGATACTGGATCATCTTTACCTTTTTGTGAAGGAAATAATTGTAACCCATCTTGTAGTACAAATGGTGTTGCACCTTGTATAACACCAGCAGGGTATAATAATTATAAAGATGTAGTTATTAAACATGGATTAATTAGTTGGTATGAAAATGAAATTTATTATACACCTTATGTTCCTTTAGGTGACCCAAAACAAAATAATGCGGAATATAAGGGTAATTTGTTATTACCTACAACAATTATGGAATTAGGTAGTATGACATTTTGTGATATTGATGATGTACCTTTTATAATGGATAAATTAGAACCAACTACTTTTCAAGCTAGTTATGAAGATTTAAAAGTTAAAATAGGTGGATCAACTAACTATGACGGTGGAACTAAATATGTTATAAACAAATTAGATGATAAAAAAGACATTTCTTTAAATCTTAGAGCTTATGCTGAGTTTAGTTGTTTCACAACAGTATGTTCAAACACATCGGCAGCAGTCAACCAATCTCAAATAGGTGTTGATATTTTAGATAAAAATGATATTGGTATTGAAATAGGTAACTGTTTTGTTAGATTTGAACACGATGAAGAAATAAGAGAATATTTTTGTAGGAGATTTAATGGGTATAAAAGTGATAGAACTTTCCATCATATAAGACCTGGTGGAGTAGACACTGATAATATTTATAATACTTATCCTGAAGTAACACTTGCCAACGCAACACCTGTTTATTATGAACTACCCGAAGGTGATATAGTTTTATCTGAATTTAATGATACAGACGCTTTCATACCGGGAGACGCTTGTGGTTATAAAAAATCTAATGGTAATCCTGATTATTTTTATGGTTTAGCACCGGGATCAACACAAAATTTTATAAATTATCCTAACGGTAATACCACTTTAAATTTTGGTACTGCCCCATTTGTTGATAATGTTCTTGATAATATAAATTTTGTTAATAACGTTTCTGGGGTAAGATTTAATAGATCTCAAACACCTTATTATTTATATTTTGGTTTAGTACCTGGTAAAACATCATTACATAAAACAGTGGCGTTATTTTTCGGTGATAAGATTAATGCTATAACTCTACAAGGTATTGGGGGATCAAATTCTAGTGTTAGTGAAACAATAAACAATTCGCCTAATATTAGTGGTGAGATTAGTAATCCGTTTACAGTGTATAAAACTTGTTTAGGTGAAACTTTAATAAAACAAGTACCTGTCGGTAACCCACCAGTATTAACAAATAATAATTTTACATCATCTAATGCCCAAGGTTCATAAATATGGAACAAGTAAATAAAATATTATTAAATAGTGTTAGATTACCTAATAATGTTAATGTAGACACTCAAATACAATTCGGTATAGAAAGTACAGATAAACCATTACCATTAAATGATATTGATACAACTGTAAGTCAATTTGAACAATTTGAAAAAGAAAGAAGAGAGAGTACTTTATATAGATTCTATGGGGTAGTTAAACCTGTAATAAGTAATCCTTTATTTAATGAAAATATAAAAATTTATACTGATCAAAATAATAATATTGTTAGTAAACCTATTTTAAGTAGTTCTATTTTTGAAAAGGATGGTTGGGTAGGATACTATAATGATGAACCTAATTTAGATGCATTACAATTTAATGATAATAAAAGTGCACTTTGTGATTTTTTCCCTTTTGATCCGGGATACGATAGATTGAATTTTTTAGATAGTGATGGTGTACAAAATTATTTATTAAAAATAAGTTATCCATTTAGTAGTAAAGATATTGTTTTAGTAAAAAATAATGCAAATGTTTCATTAAAAGACGGTATTCCGATTATTGAAAAATTCCCTATCGAATTAAATGGTAGGTTATACACTGGTTTTAGAACTGCAATGAATCATGGATTAATACAAGACGATAGAATCAGTTTAATTAAATTTACTGATAATACTTTAAATAATTCTTTAAAATTAGATATAAATTTTTATAGGGTTTTTAAATTAGGTAATCAAACTAACGATAATAAATTAAGGACATTTGTTATAGATGTAGAGCCACAAGATATTGATTTTACTATTGGTATTAGTACAGTAAAAAGAGTAGTTAGAGATAAAATATCTAGTTATTATGTTAGGCAATTTAAAAGTTTAACTAGTTCTGATTATAAAGATTATGACTTATATCCTGCAGCTTATGGGGTAACTTATTTTGAAGATGATGTTGCAGCTTTTAATTTTAAAAAGGATATTGATGTAAAAGGTTTAGTTGATAACTTAAATAGACCTTTGAGTGAATTATATTTAACTATTGTAAAAAATGATAATGACAATAACCCAACATCAATATCTAATCAATATTGGTTAAGTAAACAACAAAATTTACCTGCACCATTTAACACAAGATTTTGGACAAAAATTTCTGCGGGTTATCTTTTAGAAAATGATGTAAACATAAATTATAATATTCGTTCATATGGTGATACTAATTATAACGGTTCCTTATATTATGAAAATATTGATGAATCTGATAATGTTTTTGATGGTGATATTGTAGAATATAATGAAAATGAATTATTAGAAAGAAGATTAGAAATTGTTTATCATAGAATAAATACGGTTTATAGAGAAAGATTAAACCAAATTGATTCTAATAAAGAAAATAAAAAAGAAGGTTATATTTACTCCCCATTTAATTTAATACAAATTAGGGAATTTGCCAATTTTATTAATCCAATAGTTAATTTACAATCGGTTATAAATAAATATAATATTACTAATCCGATAGAAATATTAGACTTAAAAAAATCTTTTAGAATTCCTGATTATGCAACAGAAATAGCACCAAACGTTTTTAAGTGGAGAGAGTTATTAGAGATTGGTGAATTTGACAGTACTGGAAATGGTGTAGATTATCCTTTTGAGGATGGTGCACATTATATGTATTTAGATAAAAGGTTTTATTTTCAAAGACAAGACCCACCATGTGAATTCTTATTAATATCGGAAGATATAACATTAGGTGCGTCCGATGTTGGTAACATCCAACAAGATAAATTTTTAAAATTATTACAGGATCCGACATTTTTAGCCTATAACTTTACATCAGGACCTTCTATTTCTAGTATTATTAATAGTAGTGGTGTTGGTGGAATTTATAATTTAATTAATTATAATGGGGTAAGTGATTTAGTGTTAGAAGTTACTTTGGCAGATTATACAGGTGATTACGAATTAGGGAAAAGAGACGTTGGTGGTGGATGTATTGATTTTTCAGTATTAAAACAAAAAGAAATTGACGATGTTTGTTGATAGAAAAAAAATATTAATTGATAGTATTGGTAGTGGTACTACTATAAACATTTCATTGGGAACTAATTTTTTCCCTGTTGATAATGCGGAATTAATACAAGATAAATTTGTTGATGAAGAAGTTGAAAACGCAATTAATCCTATTATTGATTATAAAAAAGTAATATTTAAACCTTCAGATAATAATTGGAATATTATTGATAAATTTAAAATTAATTTAAATTTTTATACACCTGAAACAATTGCTTTAGGTGCACCACTTCATAGAGGTACTGGTGCAGAACCAGGCGTATATAAAGATATAGGTTTTATATTTGACGATGTATTTTGTAGAACTAATAGATTTATAAATAGTTTTTTCAGATTTTCATTATATGACAAACCATACAGTGGTCAAAATACTTTATTATCATTTTATGATGTATATGTTCAAGTAGGTAAAGATCAAGAAAATTCATTTGGATTTACTTTACCTATAGAAACATGTCCGATTACTTTTGTTTTAGGTGATCCTGTTACACAACCAAATGAAATACATGAAGGATTTCATATTTATTGGTTTAAAGATTTAGTTGATAATGCTCCTAATCAAGAATATGAATTGTATGGGGTAGTACAATTTAATAATGCTGGAAATGGTAAGACTTATGATATGGCACCATCAAAAGACATAGATCCTAATAATATTACAATTTCTAATTTAGAAGGTGAAGAAGGTATTTTTTATTTAAAAATAATACTTAAAAATGATAATGGTGTTTATAAATATAAATTTACCCCAAATGCAAAACAATTACAAATACCACCAGGAGTTAATCTTAATCCTTCTAATGGTGGATTACCTACATTAACTTTTTGGCAAATTACCCCTTAGAATATTTATTAATATGGAATTATTAAGAAAAAAAAGAAATTTAGAAAATTATACTATAAGAAGTATACCTAAAAGTATTCTAATTAAAGATAGTAGTGGTAAAACTATAATAGATGAAAATAACCCTAAATATTATTATGGTAAAATTCCTAATTTTAAAATAGATAAAGAAGGTAATTTCATATTAAACTCATTTGGACAAAAAATAGTTAACACTATTGATATTAATTTATTTTTGACTCAGAATATAGATGATATGGGTTTATTTACTGATGAAAAATTTGTACCAAAAAACCCTACACTAATAAATGAACCAATAGGTTTTAATTCATTTGAGTATGGTAGATTGGCAGGTGCCCCAGTTAACTTTTATTATAGTAATGTTGCAACAATAACTGGAACGACAGATGATGGTTTTCTAAAACAAGTTAAATCGTACAGAAAAGATAATATTGGTAATGATGTTTATGTTCCTAATTTAAATGTTTCGGACGACCCTAAAAATATATTTAATGGTGTAGTAACCGACAATCAAATAGAAACTACCTATAAAATAGGATCAAATATAAATAATATACTTAACACAGGTGTTTTGTATAAAACATATAAAAATATTTTTCAAAAATCTTTTGATGAATACGGTAAAGAAATAACATTTAATAAGACAGAATTTATTGCACCTAATGGGGGATGGAACCAATTTAATACATCTTTAAGTGCTAACACAAAAAAAGAAGAATATTTAGGTGTAGTTTTTAAACCAGAAGTTAAGAGTGTAGTATTTATAAATAGAGGTATTGCTGATATATTTGAAAGACACGCATTACTCTCAGAAATAAAGTCAACTAATGATATTGACACAAATAGAGGTGGATTTATAAGAATTTAAAAATAAAGTTATGGCAACAGGAAATTATGGAACAATAAGACCAGCCGATGTATCGGTAGAAGATGTAGAAATATTTTATAGTTATACACCAAATAGGGAATCACTAGGTGTAGTAGATTTAATATCTTTAGACCCTACACAAGTTTTAGTTCCAGCAAGTAACCCAACCAATGTTACTGAAATATTTGGTGGTTTATATACCTTAAAATTACCTACATCTGTTTTTGGTAGTAAGGGGTTTTACAGTATAATTATTAGACCGAAACAAATAAGAGCTGTTATACAAGATTGTGCAGTTTTAATAGATAATCAAGATGTTAAAGGTATAGTTTTCGATATTAACCAAATTCCATTAGAATTACAGAATAGATTTGAAAATGGTAATTTAGTTGGATATAGGATTGAGTATTTAAAAGAACAAAGTGGTACAGGACAAGATAAAATACAAAATTTATTTAGGATTGTAACATCTAATAATAGAGCGTTACCCGTTACTCAAAATCAAGGTAATAGTAATGCATCTCAAGCATATACATTTAACGATAACTCAACTAGTGTTTTTTGTACAGTAACACCAGCTTCGGCACCATCAATTAAACCTAATGCAACACCTTTTATTGGTAATCCGCAACAGGAAGTAATTATAACAAATACGTTTTTTAATCCAGTTATGTTGGAAATAGAAATGGTAGAGTTTGATGAAGAAACTTTAGCATATGCTTTATTCTCTAACCAAACAAAATCTCTAGAAGATGGTATTTATACTATATACAATTTCGGTAATGAAATTTATAGACAATACAACTTGTATGAAGTTAAAGATCAATTTACAGGTAAACCATTGTTTGAAGTTAGAGAACAGAAGTTTACTATTGATCCAACAAAAGATTTTGATGACATAACTAATTTTTAAAAACGTAAATGGCGAATAGGAGAATAAAAGTTGCGGGATATGCTCAAAGGATATTTTTCAACGATAATATTGAATATAGGGATTTTAGTCCAGATTTAGTAGGATTTCAGTTAACTAGTGAAGGGGGTACAACTTTATTTACTAATGGTAATTTTTCTATATCAGTTAATTTAGATCCAAAACCTGATATTTTATTTAAACAAGGTACAAAATCTAAATTCTATACTTTAGATGATATTGCAACATCTGCAACAACTCAATTTGACATACAAAAAAATATTAGAACTAAATTAAATTTAGATTTAACTAATCCTTTAAGTTATATTTGGTATGGTTCTGCAAAAGAATTGGTACGTTCTTCTTTAATAGAAATACAAGAAAAGTGGCCAGCAGCAATTTACGTAGACAATAAAGTTGGTAGTGTTACGGGTAACAACATAACTAATTATGTATATGATATAGAGGCAGATGAATCTACGTTTACTGTAAATAGTAATTTCTTTATAAATCCATATGTAATTAAATACACTACCGATGCTCAATATGTAAGTGATACTGATATTTCTAATCCATTAAGAAATTTTACATTAAAATATGATTCTTATGTTATAGAACATAATGGAATAAGTAGAAAAATAAAAAATATAACTCCTGCACCACAAAAAACAAATTCAAATTTAGAAATAGTTGTTGAAGGTAATCCATTTCCTGAACTAACAGGAATTTTTATCCCACAATTATCATTTTTATTTAATAATGTTGATGCATCTATACCTTATTTCATAAAACCAAATGAGGATGAAATAGAGAAATTTTTTACTGGTTTAAATGATTTACAAAAAAATATATTAAATAGAGACGTATATCCAAAATATAGATCTGAAGTAATAAGTTCAAATTATACAGATGATGGTGTATTGTTAACATCAAAATCAGTTTTGGATTTTCCTGTTTTAGCAGACGGATATAATTTAAACTTTTTTGATAGTTTTTATATAGCCTATTTAGATTCAATCAATAGATTAGGTGAAGGTTTAGATGAAAGTAAAACTGATATTATTGTAAGAAAATATACTACAGAAGCAATTTCAAGTTTTGATACCATACCTAGAGCGGACGGAGATGATTTAGTATTAAATGGTGAAAAGGCAACTAAATTACTTAGAATATATGGTGTAGAATTTGATTACATTAAAAAATACATCAATGGGATTAAATTTGCACATGTTGTAACATATAACAAACAAAACAATATACCAGATTCTTTAGTTAAAGATTTAGGTTATATGTTAGGTTTAGAACCTATTAATTTTATTAATGACACAACATTTAGTAAATTATTTTTACCTAGTAATGGGGCAGGACAATTTAGCGGTACTTCAGTCAATTTAACTCAATCAGATATTGATATAGAATTATATAGAAGATTGATTTTAAATGTGGCTTGGTTATGGAAAAGTAAAGGTAGTAGAAAAGCAGTTGAATTTTTATTTAGATTTATTGGGGCACCAGAATCTTTAGTTAATTTTAATGAATATATAGTAATGGTAGACAAACCATTAGATATTGAAGAAATAAAAAAACTCCTTTATTTATATACAGGTGAAGTTAATTTAGAAAATATACCATATGACGAAAATGGTTTTCCTTTACCACCTACAAATGGTGAATTAGTAATAACTGATTTTATAAATCCTGAAACTGGAGAATTAGTTGAGAATTCTTTTACTGAAATGTATTTCCAAAAAGGAGGTGGATGGTACAGAGAAACTTACGGATCAAATGTTGTTTCAGTTTTAAATGGTAATAATCCCCATATTGGTAAATATGATGGTGGTAATGAATATTTAAAATATTTTAGTAGATGTTATATACCTAATTTTAATGATGTACCTTCAGTAACCATTACCGCAGATACATTAGTACAAAATTATTTTTTAAATTATAATTATGGAATTTTTAATGGTATAGATAATAATTCAGAAATATATACAACACAATTAACTTTAAATCCACAAACAAATGGATACCAACCTATAAACGATTGTTTAAATATTAATTATAGTATCATAGAAACTCCGTTACAAAGTGACGGTAGTACTACTTTCCAACAACAGTGTTGTGATGCAGAACAAGCATATTTTGAGTACTTAGAATTAATTAAACTAGAACCATATTTAGCTTATTCGCCAGAATGGCAAGTTATTAAAAATAATTATGAAATTTCTAAAAATAATTGTTTAACTGAGGCGGCTACTGAAAATTGCGATATAAATAAAACTTTACAAATTTGTTTAGATAAAAAAGAAAAAGAAAAAATACAATATAGTTGTAATAACTTAAACTTAGTTGAATGTAGTCCTTTCATATATTATACAAATGATGATGGAATAAAAGTATCTTTTGATGAATTCCCTACTTGTTGTAGAGATAATGAAGGTGCAAAATTTGTTTCTTATGTTAATGAATATGGTAGAACTACAGAATATTGTTCTAAGTTAGCACCTTGTGTTGGTAAACCTCAAGGGGTTGATGAAAATGGTTATGTGGTATTTAGTATGGATAATAATACAATGCCAAAAGATATTGTTCAGATATCATTCAATCAATCAACCATTAAATCGGAATCAAGTCAACCAGTAAGTAGAAAAAAAGTTGTCACAGAAGAGATAACAACAACAGTTAATAGATGTTTTCAATATATCTATAAAGACTTAACATTTCAAGACTTTTTTTTAAGATTATCTGCAGAAGAATATATAGAAACTTACATCTACACAGGTAGAAATTTAGCAACAATACCTTTTGAACAAATTTTTGTAGAGGTTAGTTGTAATGCAACATCTATTGTGAGTAGTCCTGAATGTTGTGCTTGGTATGGTTATGGTTATGAAATAATCCAAAGTAAAACTGACCCAAAAAAGACAGCTAGATTTAATTCTACATCTTTTACCGAAAGTAAAGGTGATACTATAAATGTTGTAGATACAAGAGAAAATAGTTATATTGTATGTACACCAAAAAATAAAATTAATACTCCTGAAGATATAAAAATTGAAAGTAGTTATACGACTCCTTTCATAGATAAAACAACTAGTAAAAGTTATGAAAAGTTACAAAATCCTGTAGTAGATGTTTATAATTACAATTCTACAGAAATTTTTTGGGATTGTTTTAACGAATCTAGAATAGTTAAAGGTGTTGTTTCTGATTCTACATCTTTAGCAGTTTTACCATATTCTATTTTGCAGGATCCTGAATTAATGAACCCTAAAAATTGGGAAGTTTTTTCTATAGATGAATATGGTAGAGTAAGTTTTACACCAAAAATCTATAACAATAATTTTATTTTAGATTGGTATAGTGATCAATCATTAAATGATTTATATAAACAAATTGCCGAATATTACGGATATCAGTTTGGTTTGTTCACATTTGATTATAGTAGTGATACTCTAATACCTTATAATGGTGATAGTAATTATTCGACTACACCAAATTCTACTTTTAGTGCAGCAATTGACACTAATTTGATTCCTTGTGATGAAATTAACAATGTTTCAGTTGTTTTTGCTAGTGAAAAATGGAAAGGTTTTAAGTTACCAGAATTAGATGATTGTAGTTGTACTATTGATTTTTCTTTTGATTATATGTTAAAATATGAGGCGAAAAATTTAATAGAATGTGCTGATAACATAACTTGTTTTCCTGCGATTATATATGATAATACAATAACTAATATAAATTGTTTAAATTTTGTTGCATTTACAAATTCAGAAGAAGAATCTAAAAATTTAGAGATTAATTTTAATGATATTTTAGAACCAACTGAAGAATATATTATATGGCAAAATACTAATATTTTAGAACCTAATACTGATTGTTGTATTGGGATAGGGGGTAATGTAGTTTCTTTTAACGAATGGGCTTCATCAAATCAATTATGGGTAAATACTATTACACAAAATTATAATACATTGTCTAATAGCCCTACATTAGAGTTTTTAAATTCTTTAGATTTTAATTATTCTGATATGTTAACGTTCATAAAAGAATACGAATCAATAAAAAATGATTTAATAAAGGTTTTAGGGTCATGTTATAACATTAATTTTGATGTTAAACCATGTGAAATTAATTACGGTAATTATATAACCACACAGAATGTATGTTCTTTACAGATGCCATTAGAATGTGGATTATGGAGTAAAATTTATAGTAATTACGAAAAATTAAATTCTGAATTAAGAAAGACACTTGAAAATGTTTTAAAATGTGCTGAGGCAGTAGGAGTTGATTTTTTTGAAGAACCTTACAAAGAGGTTGTTGCAGCAAAAGAATTCAATTTTTTAACAAAACAAAAAGTAGAACAAACAGATATATATACCGAACAAGAAACTAGTTTAAGATTAAAACTACAAGAAGTAAACAATGCGATTTCAGAAAAAGAGTCAGAAAATTTAATAATACAAAAAGCAATAACCAATGTAGACAATAGTTTAGATTGTAGTATATACGAAAATAAAATTAATGAAATTAATAATTTTGATTATAAAAATTATTGTAATAGTATAGTGTATGGTACATTAACTAATGATGGAACTAAAACTAAAGAATATGATTCTTGTGTAAGTTCTAAAATTGCGGAAAATGAAAAACAAAAATTAATATATTCAGATTTATTAAACTTATGTATAACTAAAAATCAATTAAATGAACAATTAGTTAAAGCTAAATTTGATAATAATTTGGTTTTAGTATCTGAATTAGAAAAACAAATTCAAAGTGTAACAGAAAAAATAAATACTTTAACTACAGATGCGAACAATTTTATAAGTTTTGATGAGTCGACACAAAAATCTGATTTATCTATTAATGATACTCAAAATACTATTAATAAAACTGCTGAAATATTAAATGTTAATCCTGAAAAAATAACTGATAAATCAGGTAATTTAGTTTTAACTGATTCACAAAAACTTAAATTAAATATAAATTTAACAAAAAATGAAAGTCAAATTAGTACTTTAGAATCAGAAAAATCTTTGTTAGATGCACAATTAAAACAAACTACTCAGAATAGAGAAACTGTACAAAAAAATACTGAACAACAACAAGATGTTCTAAGACAAGCGGCAGCTTCTGGTGGTAAAGGACCTGGAGGTGGACAACCAACAGTATATGGATGTACATTATCTATAGGTACTTATGAATATGATTATGCAAATGGTTATAAATATTTAATACAGTCTCAGAGTGGACCTACACCAGCTGGTGCTACTATGGATCCTTCTTATTATAGTAGTCAGTGGACACCTATACAAGGAACTAACCCACAACTATACCAAAGAGGTACTTGTTACGCTTTTAGAAGTTCTATAATGGAAACTGCTGGTTCAGGTGCGTTACCACCTAAAGATAATACTACAACTGCGGTAGAAGTTTTATTACCTACTGATATTGTTACATTCAATAAATGTGACATCCCAGCAGATTCTATAAGAATAACAACCGATGGTATTATTTTATCCAACGGTAATCCTATTTCGCAAGAATGTTGTAGTAAAGAATTTTTAAATTTTGAAGCTTCTTATATTAATAAACAATGTATAGTTGTGAAAACATTTTGTGAGATATCACAAAATTCACTTTCTATCACACCTGAAGGTATAATTCTTAGTAATGGTAGACCAATAAGTGAAGAATGTTGTAATAGAGATGTACTTAATACGGAGGTAACTTTTATTGAAAAACAATGTAGAGTTTCTCGTACAAATGTTAGTAATTGTTGTAATAAAGAATTAATTAGTCTTCTAAATGAATACTTAAAAAAGGTTGAGGGTATTACACTTAAAATAGATGAAATCACTAAAGAATGTTATGATAAGTGGTATAATACATTAATAAAAAATTATTCTAATTACGAACAATCTAATACTACATTTTATTTAGATTATTTGGATGATTTAAAAATTAATTTTAAATTATTTGTAGATAATAATAATATTGATGTTGTAAATGCAATAGATACTTCATTAACTTACCTACCTTATACACAATCAGTTAACCCTATTTGGGAATTTAACCCAACTTCAGGTTATACGGGAATATTATTAGAAGGTGATGAACAATTAATAGCTCAAATAGAGGATTCTATTTTTAATCAGTTATCGTCACAAAATATACCATATAATAGTGATATTTTTGAACCTAATTGGAAAACGTTTAAATTTAGAATACCTGAATGTGTTTGTGATGATTTAAGAAGGTTATACCCTAATAAAGAATTTTTCTTCTCTATTGAAATAGAAAATTATGAATGTTCTGTATGTCTATTGGTTGATAATATATTAGTTAACGTATCTGATTGTAAAACACAAAGAATACTTTCAATAAATGATTGTATGGTACCGCAATTAAGTTGTGTTATTGATAATAAAAAATCTTGGGTTTATTATGATGGTGGTGTAGTAAAAGAAACTATATATCCTAATGGACAATGTAATACTGGATCTACTACAAACTATGAGATAGTTAAATTAAAAACTCCTGAAGAAAGAATATGGACAGATTTAGAATATAGATATACTAACTATGATGTTTTCCATTCTGATTTAATTTTAAATGTGAAAAATACTTCTTTTAGTATTGATCCTGCAAAATCTATAGAATGTGACGTATTTAATTATTGGAAAAATATAGATTGTAATAACTGCCCTACTGGTTGTGGGGAAGATAATTACATATTCCAATCATCAGAAGATTATATATTTCAACAAATAAATGAAGATTATATTTTTCAAGATCAATTATCTGTTTTACCATTTAAATTTAATGGTACTATAAATAGTTCTTTATTTAATGGTAACTACCAATTAATATTAGATGATACATTAACTACTGGTTTACCATTTAGTTGTGAGACATATACTGAATTACTTCATAATCAAATAATAGAACTTAAAAATGAATATTATTTACTGACTGCTAATTATACAGAAGCTTTAGATGCGGGTTATTATGACTTGTTAGAAAAAGGTGGAAGTTTATCTAAGTTTTTTATAGAAAGAAATAGTTGTGAAGGGGAAATAATTGTACTTAATGATACTAATGGTGTAAATAACTTATTTGGTTTAATTGTAGAAAAACCTAATGGTACATTAGGATTTTTTGAAACTTATGTTTATACAGGAACACCTTTATATGTTGGTGGTGTAGAACAAGAGTTAATAAATGGCGTTAGTGCACAAACATTTAACCAATCTAACTCTATTACTAAAGAATGTTGTAATAGTATTAGTAATTTATTAAATCATAAAGGTACTGATGGTTTAGGTTTAGATAAAAGCTACCATTGGAGTGATAGTGAAAGTTTATGTTATTGGAGACCAATAAATGAATGTTCAAAATGTAAAGGTGATTGTGAGTATTGTGGGAAAACTAAAAAATGTATTTCGGGACAAACTTCAATTGAAACTTACAATGTTTGTATTAACCCATTAGACTTTTTAGATTTTGATCCGTCAACTATAAAAGTTAAAGATGTGTTTGATCAATTAGTTTTGAGTAATTTAATTGATGCTAAAAGTAGACAAACTATTAGTGATTACCCATTATTAAGATTATTTTATGAATTATATCTTAAAGCTAGTAATTGTGGGTCAGATTTATCAGGTAAATTTACATATGATACCATGTTTGAGTTTATGGATAAAATTGGGGATTATTGGTTAGACTTATTGGAACAAGTTGTACCTGCTACTACCATATGGGAAGGTTGTGATAATTCAGGTAAAATATATAGAAATACTATTTTCGATCAAAATAAATTTAAATATAAAAAATATAGTTTAAATTTTATTGATATTGATGAAGATTGTCCTTTAAGTGCTAAAACTGATTTCAGTATTGGACAACAATCCATCTATTCTTTAGTAGAACAAAAACCTATATACCCAACAAGTGATGAAATTAATTCTATTAAAAATGAAATAAGAAATAGAGAAATAGAATTAGCAATTGCTAAACAAAAATTAAATATACTTAATGGTAGATTATGTTCATTGAATTTGCAGGATTTAAATACCCCAAACTTAGATGAAACAATAAATTCAGTTAATTCAGAAATTACAGAAACTAATAATTTAATAGAGACATTAAATACAATTTTAAATAATTTATTTTTTGAACTAAGTGAATTGGAAAAAGAATATTTAGAACAACAACAAAATTATTTAAATAATTTTATGAGTTGTACAGGAATAACCCAATCATTAATAAATGCAGAAAATAAGTTATGTAGTTACATACCAGGAACTACTGCATATGAAAGACAAAGAAATTTTATTGCGGGACTTAGAGATAAATATGATAAATGTATTGCAAAGTCAAATACGTTGGTTACAGATTATAATACAGTATTTATAACTCAAATTTACGATTCAAATGAATATGAAGGTAATGTTACAATAATAGGTGATCCTGATTGGGAAGAAGGGGGACCTTTTTATAATAAAGAATTAATACATAATTGTTAATAATACTACATTTTATAATATTTATTAAAAAAAGAAAATAAATAATGAGTAAATTAAGATTGACAGATAGAAGTTTAATAAGTGGGGTTACACTTAATAATTTATTACATTTTGTAATAACAGGGGACACTTCACAAAATCCCGCAGGATCCTCATATAAGGGTAGTGTAGAACAATTATTCCATTCTCTCAGTTCTTTTACTTGTGATAATGCATTATTTATTGACACTATTAATGCTTGTGATGGATTAATTACTATAAATGGTGATGTTACTGTAAATGGTTCCGCAACAACAATTAATACCCAAATTATTCAAGCTTTAGACAATAATATAATTTTAAATTATAGTGGAACGCATTTAACAGCAATAGGTGGTGGTATTACATTAGAAGACGGACAAAGTGATGGGGTCGATTCTACAATTATTACCGATTCTAATGGGACTTGGTTATTTAATCCTGGTTTGAGTGCATATTCAGGAACAATCCTTAATTTTTATTCAGATAGTATAGGTTCACCAATAAATTGTGTAAATGATTTATATATATCTAATATATATGGGTGTTCACCTATAACGGTACATGATACAATAGAAAGTGTTACAGGTATTATAAGAACATCTGGTGGTACAGGTGCAGAACTAAATATTAAAGATCCATTTGGGCCTAATGGTACTTGGTCAATTACTTCTGATAATGGTGGTTATACTTCAGGTTCTACTTGGGTTTATGGACAACCTAATAATGGTGCACAATTAGCATATCAGATAGACACTTATCCGGGTGAAGCAATTGGTTTAGGTATTTATGATGGATTAACCCCATTAATATATACAGGTAAAGAAGTTGTAATATCAAATAACATAAATACAAATGTTTTTTCTGGTAACATAGATAAAAGGGCGGTATTTATAGCCACAAAAAACTCACAAATTAATAGTGGTTTAGTTAATACTGTAGTTATTGGTGGTGAAAATATTATTGCGAGTAATAATAATACTGTTTATGTACCACATTTAAATATAAATGTAACTGATAGTGGAACACCAATATCATCATTATTTCTTAATTCTAATCGTGATGTCATTACTGGTAATACAGGTTTATCATCAGCTAGTTGTGTTACAGATTTATACGTATCAAATATTCATTCTTGTTCACCATTAAATATTAATCCTTTAGATGAAGGTAATGTTTATTTTGGATCAACTAGTGGTGTCACAATTGAT